CGTCGCGGCGTTTCGCGTCGGAGTTGGCGGACCATGACGTGAGGCTGTTTTCCAACTCACGCTGCAACTGTTCTTCCCTCATGCGCAGGTAGTCCGCGCTCGCCCCCTGATACTTGTTCGCCTGCGTCTGATCCTCTGTCGCGCCGGTCCTGCGCTCGATCTCCTCGCGTGCCTCGCGAATCAGTTCGATCTCCGTGCGGAGGCTGTTCGCGGTGGCCTCGCGCTCCACGTTCGATTGGCGTTCCTGTTCGGCGATGGCAGCGAGGGTGGCGGCGAGTTGGGACTCTGCCGCCGCGCGTTCCTGAATCATGACGCGGTGCTTGTTACCGTTCACGATTGTGCGGGCGAGTTCCTCGGCGTATGCCTTCTCCGCGATGGTCAGCTCGCCCGACCTCGCCGCAAGTTCCCGGTACGCCTCGATGTTCGCGCGTTGCGCCGGCTCAAGCCGCGTCGTCTTGTCCAGTACGGACTCCAGTGCGGATGCAAGAACCCCGGTCTCCGAGCTGTAGGCTGGGCCGAGCGCGATGTACTTTCCCAGCTCAGTAACGAGTCGCGTGATCGAGGACGTGGTGCCGTCGTTCGCGATCTCAAACTTCTCAAGATCGGAAATGGCCTGCGCCACGGCTACCGCGTTGGACGTGATGACATCGCGGCCCTGCGACTGGACGCGGTTGTATTCGGCCTGTGCGTCGGCGAGCGCCTTAGTGGAGACGCCCGCCTCTTTGCTGGCCCGCGCCGAATCGAGCAGCGCTTGAGCCTTGCGCCGCTCCGTCTCGGTGAGGTCATTGCCCTTGCGGATCAGTTCCGTGATCGTGGCGAGGCGTTCGCGCTCGGCTTGCGTGAGATTCTTCACGTCACCTGCAGCCTTTTCGATGGCGTCCGCGAGCGCGTTCAGAACTTCGGCGTTGCCCTTCCCCTGCGGCAGCGTGTTGTTCAGATCGGAGAGGGCGGCGGCAAGGTCGAGAGTCGCTGCCGTCTCCTTCTTGCGCGCCTCTGTTGCGACGCCCTGCAGGCGCGTGGCCTCTTCCATCTCCTTCGCATGCGCGCGTACGAATTCCAGGAAACGGTCCGCGTCGCCTTCCGACTCGCGCAGGGCGCGCGCCCACAACTCGTGCCCGGCCGCGCCGCCTTTGATGCTCTGCTCGTAGAAGGCCCAGCCCTCGGCGCCAGCCTTCGCCGCGATCTCCTGCGCCTGCAACGCCGGCAATCCATCGCGGATGGCTGCGCTCTGCAACCGCGTCGCGGTGCCCGTGTCCTGCGCGAGCAGTTGGTACCCGCTCATGAACTTGAGCAGACCTTCGAGGGAGGGATCCGCGAACCAGCGTTGCAGCGAGAGGTTGGCGCCGTCAATGTAGTCGGCGACGGGGACCGCGATCAGATTTCGCGCCGAGCGTTCGAACACGTCCAGCGCGTCGGCGTTCTCTTTGTTCTGCATCGAGAACTTGCTGCCCGCGTATGCGCCAGCGGTGAACGCTGCGGCGACGGCCGCGACCTGCACGCCCGCCTTGCCCGCGTTTCCTCCGAGCTTGTTCAGGTCCATCCCCGCAACGGCGTCTTTCAGGTTCTCCGCCGCGCCGGCCGCCTGGCCGAGGTTCCCGACGAGCATGCCGATCCGTGCGCCGGCAGGCCCGAAGATGGAGAGTAGTTGCTGGAATCCGGACGCCACGCCCTGCACTTGGGTTCCGGTCTCCTTCAGCCGTACCGCGTTGTCCTTCACAGCGTTCGTCAACTTGTTCGCGGTTGCTGTGAGCTGCAGGTACTCGGATTCGAGCCGGTTCACGACGGCGATCTGCTCGGTTGTGGCCGCGACGCCTCGGTCCGCCATGTCGAGGAGTTCGATCTTCAGCAGCTCCACCGCCTGCCCGGTCATCCCGAGTTGGCGAGGAGTGATGCGAAACTCCTCGTTCAGCGTCTTCTGCGACGCGATCACGCGGGCGTTGGCGCCTGCGGCGATCACTTCGAAGCGGCTGGCCGCAGCGCCTGTCTCGTTGAACGCGTCCGTGCCGGCCGCTCCGGCCGCGCGCAGTCGGTTGATCTCCTCGGAGATCTCCCCGTTCACGTCGGCGATTCGGGCCTTCACGGTCAGCAGCGCCTTGCCGGTGGCGTTTGCCCCCTCCGTCCCCTCGGCACCCTGTTTGATGAAAGCGCTTGTCACGTCTTGCGCTTCGGTAAGAATTGCCGTCAGGGCGGTGCGTTGGACCTCCAGCGACAGGCCAGAGTTGCGGGTGGCCGCGCTGGCCGCGTCGAACGCCGCCGCCCACCGGTCCCCGCTCAGCTTCGCATCGGTCCCGATCCGGGCGATATCGTCCCGAAGTTGCTTGGCGCGGGTGGCCGCTTCCTGCTCGGCAGCGGTCAGCCGTTCGACTGCGCCCGCTGCCTGCGCGCCAGATTGGGCTGCAGTAGGCCCCAGAATCGCCAAGGCGGCGTTTTCTTCCCGTGCCGCTGCCGCTGCACCCTCCAGCGCGGCCTCCGTCTTGGCGCCCGCCTGAGCGCCCTGCGCGCCCGCATCGGCAGCCGCAACCGCAACCCCCTCCAGCGCCCCCGCTTCCTTGGCCGCTGATCCGGCAGCCTGCCCCTGCGCCGTGTCCAGCTTTTCGGTAGCGACGGCAGCCGTGTTGACGGAAGCGGCCATCTTCGCCGCCTCCTCCCCGCCCTCCTTCAGTTCAAGGTTGAACTTGGCCGCGATCTCGGCGGCTTTGTCCATGCCGACGAGGCGAGTGAGGATTTCGAGGACGGCCTGCCGGTCTGCCACGGGGGCAGTGTAGCGCGGGAGGGGTGCGCTACGGGTTGGCGCGGAACACGACGATCGCGCTCGGGAACGGGAGCGCCCGACGTAGCGGATCCGAAGCGCAACCGGCCCCGAATGAACCGGACTTCCTGCGCTTTCATCACGTAGTCATGCCACCACGCCACGTCTGTGCGTGAAGGAATGAGCATCACCACCATCTCAGCGGAAGCGCTCGCGCTCGCGAATCCCTTCGCGACCCATCGGCCGGTGATGTCGCGGCCGTAGGGCGGGTTGCACCACACGCGGCCTGTCCACTCCTGCGCTAGACCGTTGTCCTCGGCCGTGAAGAAGCGCTCGCACTTCGCGTTCTTCGCCGACGCGCAGGCGTCCAACGTGAAGCCAAACTCCGCATGCAGTGCCGCGAAGACATCGGCAGGAGTCGCCCATTCGTCGGTGGCGCTTGAGAAGTGCACGCCCATGGCGCGGAACCACGCGCGAGAGCGCTCGCAGTCTGCGAACAGGAACGGCTGAGGATCGTGCGTCACGGGTTCGCACTCATGAACTCGACGGGCACCCCCATCTCCTCGGCAATCTTGATTTCCGCACTCACACCCACGCTCTCGCGCCAACCTTCGATGCACAAGACGACAACGCGCTTGGAGCAGGCCAGATACGCGCGGTCGAACGCGTGCCAGAACTCCCACCCTTTCGGGAGGTCGCATTCTTCGGCGATCGGGTGCGTGTGCGAGATGGGAGAGAAGACGATAGCCCCGCCCTGCATCAAGAGACCGGCCGCAGCGTTCGCGGCCTTGAACCTCGCTGCGCGGATCGCGGGATCGGCATGCGAGTAGGGGACGGCGAGGTAGGTGAGTGTGCGTGTGCTCATGTGCAACGCATTGTAACACAGACGACAACGGCCCGCCGGGTCGAGTCGGCGGGCCGTTGCGTGATGGAGAGGAAGACGGCTAGGCGAGAGAACGGTACTACGTCGGTTCGATGGATGCAACCGTGTTTTGGTAGCGCTCCGTGCAGAGCGGGCTTCCGTCGATTGAGAAGGCGCGCATCGTGATCGTCTCGACGAGATCGCCCGCGCTCGTGATCGTGGTGCCCGCGGTCGTGAAACTCATGTTCGGCAGCGTGAACTCGGCGAAATCCTCCTCGCCCGTGTCGCCGATGGGCGTGCCGTAGAGGATCAGGTGCGCGCTCGCCGGGGTCTCGGAGATGAGGGCCTGTTCGAAGTCGGCGTCCACGTAGGTGCGGGGGAACGTGATCTCCCACCACAGGCGGGACTCGTTCGGCTCGCCGATGTCCTGCAGGTACTTGGAACCGAGTCCTTCTTTCGCCTCGCGCGGGCGCCCGAACTTCAGCGAGAACGAAGTCGCGATCAACTCCGTCTTCGGGACGCCGTCGATTTCGATGGTCAGCTCCAGATCGGAGCCGGAGAGGCGCTGACGGTCGGTGGTGACGGGAACGGGACGCGGGGCGAGCGCAGGCACGCGCCAGCCGTCGCCGAGGGTGAACACGTCGCCCGCCTGCATGACGGGTCGAATCTGCACGGGCTCGCGGCGCGTGCCTTTGCGCTGACCGTTCGGACGCAGGACGGTCATCCAGTCGTCGGCGATCAGGTGTTCGACAGTGCCGAGGACGGTGGCGATGATGGTGCCTGTTCCGGGGGCGCCGGACACGCTGACTATGGTGTAGGTGAAGGTGAGCGGACCCGTCACCGTCACGGCGGTGTCGACGACGTTGTAGCCGGCGGGATCGGCGCCCGTGATGGTCACGAGATCGCCGGTCGCGAGATCGTGCGGGACGGTGGAAGTAGCGGTGGCGGTGGTGCCGACGCTGGTGAGCGTGACCTGCGTCCGCGCGCCCCACTGGAGCTTCGCCACGCCGAGAGCACCGGCCGTGGACACCTCGTAGTAGATGTCGGCGCCGTACTGGTCGCCCTTCCGCCGATGGCCGCGCCGCTCCCAGTCGCCCGTGTACGCCGCGTTCACCGCGACTTCCACGGGCTTGCCCATGCGCGTGTCGCGCAGGAACAGCATGTCGTGCTTGAACATCACGAACTTGTGCGCGTCCACGCTCAGTTCGAAGTCCGAGACCTTCGCGAACTCGCCGGTGTACTCGCCGGGGCGCGTCTGCTCATCGCGCCAGATGCGGAACCAGATCGAATCCAGATAGTGATCGACGGGCGTATCTGTGGAAGAGTCGTACGTGCGCATCTCCCACAGGTAGACCTCGTCCTCAACGACCTCGGTCACCTCGTAGTAGCCGTGATGGTGAGCGCGCATCGTCAGCCACGACTCGGAGTCTGCCGCGCCACTGACCGAGCCGGAGCCGGTCGCCCGCAGCTTCTCGCCCTTCGTCTCAGAACCACCCGGATCGATATTCGGGTTCGTCTCTTCCGGCCGCTCCATCTTCAGCGACTCGGAATCGAAGGCGGGGAAGACTGTGGTGCGATCGGGAACGCCCTTGCTGCGCTCCAGACCGTACCCGAAGATTCCGTTGCGTCCGGACATGACTCAGACCTCCTCGTCGCTGAAGAGCGGCGTGATCCCGTCATCGGGACCGGGTGCGGGCGGCGCGGGCAGGACTACCGAACCGGGTTCCGGCGGCTCGGTCGCTGCGGGCGGACCGATCGGCGTATCGGCCGGCACGTGGGCGAAGTTGCCAGTAGCGACAAGTCCGCTCGTCATCTCCGGCTTCGCGAAGGCCAGCACTTCACCGCGGACAACGCGGCGCCCGGCGACGCTCCCCGCCGATGGCCCGTTCACGCGAAACTGCACCTTGCCGGTGTGCTCTTTGACTCGCTCGTAAGTGAAAGGGTCCATGTCGCTCCTTGCTTAACGTGGCGTGTCGCGGTCTCCGACGATGATCCTGTAAGCCGCGCGCCAACCGAAGGATACAGCGAAATCGCGGACGGGGTGCAGATCCTCCGCCTCCTTCGCCGTTCGCACGTAGCGATTCTGAATGTAGCGCGGGGACGATGGCCTGATGTCCGGCCCCTCCATGTTCAGGTATGCGGAAGGCGGCGGAGCGGCGTACGTGCCGTCCTCGTTGCGCGGCGCAAAGAAGGGATCAATCACCCGTCCTTTGTTCGTCGACATGTCCGACTTCCACAACGTGCCACGCATCAGGATAGATCGCACTCTGGACAGCATGGCCTCCGTCGTCACCGATGCATCCTCGGGGAGCAGGGCGGTGCTTGCAGCGTTGAGCAAGGAGACGCCGACGATGATGATCCGCTCGCCCGCGTTCGCGGTCAGATACCGGAAGTCGCTTCCTGCCGGCGCGATGTCCACGACCTGACACGGGAGACGCTTGATGGAGAGGCGGTCGGGATCGTAGGCGGGCCGCCCCTGATAGATGTTCACGCCCGCCGCCGCATCTTCCGGATCGTTGCTGTGCGCCTTCCTGTTCACGTCATCCGCTCGGAGCATGAGCCACACGCCCTTGCGGATGGAGTCCTCAAGTGACGGCACGTACCCGTTGAGCTCAGGGAACGTTTCGTCAGGCGGTGCCGAGAAGGTTACGGGGATGGTCACGCGGGGAGAAGTGTACCGCGCTCGCTCAAAACAGGGTTCAGGGGTTCATCCGGCTTCTGACGGTTTCCAGTCCGTGTCGTCCTCACCGGAGCCGACTGCGGACCGCACTGCCGCCTTCACCGGCGCGCTTACCTGAACCCTGTTTTGAACGAACGAGCGGAACGGACGGAGCGACATGCCCACTCCGCCGTCCGGTGCACTCCACGCTCCCTTGCGGGCCGTGGTTCGGCGCGCTACCCCTGCGCTACCTCGTCGAGGATTAGCCCGGCATGTGGGCCTCGCACGACGGGGCGGGATTCGAACCCGCGACCTCCGCTGGTCTGAACCTGTTTTCAACGAACGGGGACGAGGGGCGGAGTCGAACCGCCGTACATCTTGCCGCTTTGTCTTTGCGCGGGTCGCGTGCCCGCCACCTCAACCGGAGGCTCGTCCAGAACACTCTCCTCACAACTGATCCGGGCGCGTACGGGGCGGAACGAGTCCGCCCGTGTCAGTGGGGATTATTTTCGCAGCGTCTCCCCGCTTTCGGTGGCCTGAGGTTTGAGGGCTTGACGACGGAAAACGTCTTCACAAAACCGCCGGCTGCTCATCACCGGGCGCCGCGTGCGCTGTCGCCGCACGTTCCCGAATCAGTTGTCAAAGAGGGAGTCGGCTCGCGATGGAGGCGCCGACTCCCTTTCCAGCGTGGCCTCACTATCACGCTCGGCGTTTCGGTTGCCCGATAGCCGGTCAGGGTTCACAGAAACCAGTGAACGGCCCCTCGCGGAACCGTTCACCCTGACCCGCCGCGTCCAACTCTCTCGTCCGTGTACGGCGGGTCATTTCGTTACGAACTGCTCGGCCAGCAGTGCCCGTTGCTGGCCCGTCCTTCGCGTTTCCCTCGGACTGCTCGGCAGGTTCTGTGCCTCACTGCGCAACCGACTCGCTCCGCGCTGGCTACCGGCCCCTTTCCGGTTCGGCGTCGCACTAATGTGTATACGCGCCTTGGCATGGTGACAGGGTGTTGTGGTCACGGGCTGCACGGGCAGGTTACGTGTTCCGCACCCTCGCTGTGATAACGTGTCGCGCATTGTATCACACTTCCGCGTACGGCCCCGTCCCCATCATCCAATCCTCGGTCATTCGCAGAAGGTCCGTCTCGTCCTGCTCCTGAAAGAGCACGTACTCGCGGGAGGGGAGATTGTTCGGCGCGTATCCCACTTGCAGCGCATCGGCGCCCGGCCTGTTCGTCCCGAGCACCGCCGTGAACTTGTCCGACTCGCCGAATCCGTCCGCCGCTTCGAATGGTCCGCTCGCTCCCGCTCCGAGCGACTGCATGAGTAGGCCGGTGTCGCGCAGGATCTGAGTGGACCCGAGCACGGCGAGAGAGCCGAGCGCTTTGGCTCCCTTGCCCTTCATGCCCTTGGCGAACCGGCGCCGTTCTGTTGAGGGTGCGAGTTCAGCGAATGGAACTGGGCGCCCCTGCTCCTCAAAGTTGAGTTGCGTCGACCGGATCAGCAGCAGGAGGTGATCCGCCATCAGGTCCGAGGGATCGTCGGCGCGCGTCTCAACCATCGTGAGCAGATGGGAGACTTCGCCGAGTTGGTATTGCAGCGTGAACGTGGCCACGCGGAGATGCTACACCGGTCCGCCTAGTTGACAGGTCCGGCAGCGGCGTTTGGCCGCAACACACTCGGCGCACGCGCATTGCGTGTGGCAATGGTGACAGTCGCAATGTCTCGCCGTGGGAATCCTCACTTCCGCCCCCTCGGCTTCGGCCGTGACGTGTCCGTGCGCGAGAAGATGTCGGCTTCGGTTGGGGCCGGTTTCTTCTCGCACGAGTCGCATCCGGTCGGGTTGTGCCACGCCGGAGGCGGCTGCTTCTCCTCGGTACCCGCGTCGGACTGCACGAACTTGCCGCGCTTCTTCACGAAACGACCGGACTCCTTCAGATCCTTCACGGTCTGCTTCGCAGCGGCTACTAGTGTCTCGAACGGGATGGCGCTCCATGCGATCTGCTCAAGCATGTCAACGGTGCTGACCGTCCCATCGCATGCGGCGAGTACGGCGGCTTCCATTTCGGCGTGGAGGTCGATGCGTTTCTTCATGGCAGTCACCACCCCGACCCGTTCTTCGCTTGCGCCAAAGATCCGCGCTGCTCGCCGCCGGTGAGATCGGCGCCGAGAATCGTGCGGGCCATCTCGGCATGCAGGGCCGTCAACAGAAGGGCTGCCGTGTCGTTCCACGTCACGAACGTCCAACCGATTCGCGTGACGTGCGTGGTCGGGATGCCCGCTGCGTAGTCGCGACCATTCGGCGCCAGCGGAGACCAGTACGACGGGTGCCCGTATTCGCCAACACACGAGAGAGGGCCAATGCGCGCGTTGCAATTCATGCGGCGCATCGTATCACACTACCGTCGCCAGCTACCACGGAATGATCCGCGCCCGAGCGATGCGAACACGCCGAGGATTTCCGCGTCCGCCTGCGTGAAGTCAAAGACGGACTCGCGTTCAAAGTTCCCGCCCATGGTGAGCGCGGCTTCGGTCGAGTCCTCATCCTCCACGACGCCGAGGACCGTGACGCCGCCCTTCTCCATCTTCGCAAAGTAGGCCTCGGCTGCCGCAAAGAGGGCTTGCTCGAAAGGCTCGCGGCTGGAGCTCGACTGAGTCAGGATGCCGATCAGATAGCCGATGATGGCGTTCTTCAGAAGGGGGTCGGTGACGGATGCAAGCGGGGTGGTAAACCCGGCAACCTCCAGCGCGACATCAGCACGGCGGGACGCGATGGCGAGCTGCTGATCGAAGTAGGGGTGTTCCTCTGCGGTCTCCACGCGAGGGAGCAGCATGTCCTTCAACCGCTGCTCACCCTGCACGGCTTCGGCGACTTCCTCCCATGTGGTGTACGGCACGAGTGAATCATACGCACTGCGGGCAGAACAGGCCAGCGTAGGCGCCGTGCTTGTGGCGGACCGTGGACGGCATCTGCGCTTCGATGGCGAGGCGTTCTTCGCGCGTGTGCGGGCGGCCCGAGTCCGCAGCAACCGCATCGCCGAGACACGCCGCGCACCCGCGACCCTCGCAGTTCGGGCAAAGGAACTCAATCACGGCGCACCGTCCTGCGTAGGACGATCTGGCGTTCGTTGAGCGCGTACGTCTTCATCGCTTCCCGCACCCGCATCAACGCTGGCACCTGATTCAGCCACAACTCAATGCCGTCTTCGCCGTCGTAGCCGTTCGGATTGTCAGCCCACTCGCCGAGCGCCTCCATTGCCTCAGTGAACACGCCCAAGAGGCGCGTAGCGTTTTCGCGTGGCCCGATGCTCACGACCGCCCCTTCCTCGGCAACAGCGCCTGCCCCGCTTCTGCACGCGTCCGGAACGGCAGCACCCATCCGCGCAGGGTGCCGTCCGTCGCCTGACCGGCCCACACGACCGATGAGGCTTCCGTGTCAGACCTGAACGAGAACACTTCGCCCAACCTCTCGCCGCGAAGCGTGACGCGATACCGCGTGAAACCGAACTGCCCCATGGACGAGATGTCCACGTACACCAAATCGCCGCTCTTTCCTGACCGACCCATATGACAACGCCTCCGTGTTACACATGGTAGCACGGAGGCGGGAGGGTTGGTTGGCGAAGTTCTACGCGCTGAACGTGGTGGGGATCAGAACGCCGAGGCTCGTATCCTCGGGAGACGGCAGGTAGTAGTTCTTCAGGCCGATGGAGCGCGTCTCCTGATTGCCGAGCAGGAGGCGGTTCATGTAGACCCGCTTGCCGTTCTCCATGCAGTTCATCCAGTAGGTCCAGCCGAAAGCGGCCTTGCCGTCCGGAGCGGCCTTCACGCGTCCCACCCAAATGTGGTTATCCATCATCGGGATGAGCGGCCCGCCCGGCGTACTGCGGTACACGGAGCTGGCGAACTCCACCCGCGTGCTCTCCTCGGGGAGCTGAGTCAGGGTGCGGATCAGGCCGCGGGTGAGCACCTGCGGCGACGTTTCCGGCAGGAGGTCCAGAAGGTTGGCGTTCCGGTCAGCACCGCGCAGTGCACCGCGCCCGAACAGGATCAGGTTGGCCGCGCCCTGCCCCTGCGCCTCGACGATCTCAGAGGCGGTGATGAGCGTTTCGCGGAGGATTGACGTGGTGTCGATCTCAATGGGATCGAGCACGTTTTCGGCCGGGTAGATCGTCTCGTCGAGAATCACGCGCCACTTCAGCAGCTCGGTTCGGCGGAGGTTCTGCGCGACGAGGATTCCAGTGACGCGGGTTTCGAGGTCGTACATCGGATCGCCGCCGCTGCCGGCCGCGCGTTGCGCCTGACGCGCGCGCTCGATCGACAGCGCACCGATGGTCGCCCGGCGTCCGTGCATGCCGAGCTCCCATGCCGTTTCGCCCTCGCTCCACATCACCTGCGGGAAATCCGTCTTATTCCCGATCAGATCATCGTCGTCGACTTCCAGCTCCTCGTTCCCGCGCACGGGCGCTTTCCCGAGAAACGTATCGGTCTGCGCGTCCGGCAGGATGAGGTTCGCCATGAAGTTTTCGGGCGGCGTGGTGGCCGTGATGGCGAATCGCGAGAGCATCGGCGCCGGTTGCGCTGCGCCGTTTACGTATCCCTGGTCAGGCATGATTGTTCTCCCTCGCTACTCGGTCCCGCTCTACGCGGTCGGCGTCTGCTCGATGGTGATGACGATGGTTCCGCTGCCTTCGGTGAAGGCGGTCGTGACAGTCGCGCGCACGGTGAGCGTGTCATTCGCGTCCGCGACGTTGTTCCCCGTGATGGCCGTGCCGGCGATCACCTTGCCTTGCGGGGTGGCGTTCGCGCTGGTGAGCGCGACGGCGCCGCCGGTAACGGCGGTGGCGTTGATCTCCAGCGACAGGCTGATGGCCGCGCCGGCCGTCGTGGCCGGCACGTTCACGACGAACTCGTGATCGATGATCGTGTAGGCGTACCCGGCGAGGTAGTCCGTGATGACATCGCCCGTAGCGGCGATGTTCGCCAGATTGACCGGGAAGGTGAGCTGGGTTCGCGCCTGCGCCCCGCCCTTGAACTGCTGCGGAATGGAGTAGAACAGCAAGGCCAGCGACGGGCGGTTGATGTCCGTGTCCGCAGCCGTGGTGTGCGTGCCGCGCGTGGCGCGGGCGACGATCCAGTCCCCGTCGTCGGCGTCGTCGACATCGATCGCCACAGGGAGGCTGACTACGTCGCCGTCGTTGTTTGTGAAGTTGACAATCCCCACCACAACGTCATGGCCGACGTACACCGGCCCGCCGGCGAGAACCGGCACCGCCGTACCCCCGCTGTGGATGGGGCTCAGCACGCCCACCGCGAACTTGTCCTCGTTCGGACTCGCCGCGACGGTCGATTCGTAGGTGTACTCCGCGCGCTGGCCCTGCGCGGTGCATGGCGTGGTGCGCCCGCTCGCGAGGTCAACGCCGAAGGTGTAGGCGTAGCAGTCTGCATGCGGCGTGCGCGGCTGGGGGTTGTCGCCTTCGTGAAAGAACGGCATGACGTTTCTCCTGTTCTCTGAACGTGAGCGCTACGCGCCGAGGTCGCGCTGCCGGACATACTGGCGAAGGCGCTGCAGTTGCGCGTCCTCGTTGCTCTCGATGCCCTTGAAGGCGTCCGGCCTGAACTCGGCGAACGCCGAAATTCCGGCGAACACCAGCGCTTCGTTTTCGCCGGTCATGTCGCTGAAGTGGAGCGGGCGGAGTTTCGCGAGCGCCTCCGGCTCGCAGGTCGACTCGCCCTTCTTCTCGCCCTCGCCCTGCTTTTCCTTGCTGCCGCCCGGCAGAACAACCGCGGACATTTTCTCGCCGAAAGCGAGGATGCCGTCCGTGGTCGGGTTGAGTGCCGCTTCCTCCAGCGCTGCCGCGGCGATCTTGCCGAGTTTCTTCTCGGCGACGATGACTGCAACGCGGTCGAGGATCTTCCGCCGCTTCTCCGCGCCCTCGGACATGGCCGTGATTTTCTGGTCGTTCTCCGCCTTCACGGCGGCGAGCTGCGTCGCGAATTCGGTGGTGAGCGCGGTGCGCTGTGCGGCCAGCAGGCGTTCGAATTCGGCTTTGTCTTCGGGCGTCATGTTCTGCTCCTTCGGCTCATCGTCAACGTCGGTACTAAGTTGAACTTCGGAAAAGACTAGCACGCCTTCGGAGAAAGTCTGCGCAACCATGCCGGCGTTACGCAGGGTCTCACGCGCGGCGAAGGCATCGGCGGGTGCGACGGTGTCGGGAAATTCCAGTTCGGATAGGGGAACGATGTTTGGGTTTTTGAGAGCCGGCCGCTCGCTCCCGAGCGCTGCGAGTCCGACGCCGCACCGCCCTACATTGACGGTCTTCCCTTTGCCGTCCACGAAGCTGAAGTTGCGGGAGTGCTCGCCGGATACGTGCACACGCCGCCCTGCCTTCGCATCTTCGAGCAGGCGTATGCGCCCCTCGCGGTCAGGGATCGGCAGAACGTCGTAACTGAAAACGCCATCCTCGTAAACCGCCGCTTTGATGTGGCCGTGCGCGTCGGTGTCCTTCACCTTGCCGAAGACGGGGTGGTCATACCCGACATATCCGAACGTCGGAATGAACGGCTTCGCCTTGATGACGAAGTTCGTGTTGCGCGCCATTTCGCGCATGGATTCGTCCGTGAACTCTTCCTCCGTCCCGTCCTGCGCGCGGTACTTCCCGAAGGTGTAGACGGGGATGCGGATCGTCTTGCTCATGCAGTGCGCAGCTCCGTCACTTCGAGATCCGCCACGTCCGCAGGAATGAAGATCAGATTCGGATGGTGAACCTGCTCTGCGTTGTACTTCTCGCTCACCTCGTCCCGAGTCCATCGGCGCGGGTAGCGGCCCACCATCGCTGGGTGGCGCATGCGTTCGCGCCGCAGCGCGTCTCGCCGGTCAATGTCTTCTAGCGCCGCGGCTAACTTCGCTGCCTGCGCGGCGTGATGATCGCGCGCGGCCGCGATTGCGGCACGGTTGTCAATGCGCAGTTGCTCAAGCGCCTGTGCGTCCATGCGGCGAGTATCGCCGGTTCGGGAGGGAGTTGCAAACGGGGGGGGGATGTCAGTACCTACGCATCAGGCCGACCACGCGCCCTTCAACCGTGACTTCGTCGGCGCGCATCGTGAGGCAGGCAGTCGGGGACAACTCCACGCGCATCTGCCCGGCGGGCCACCGCCACAGGCGAGCGAGCGATACGCCGGCGCCGATCCCGTGACGAACAATTACGAGCGCGCCCCCGTCTGCCGTCTCTGTGCCGAGGCGAGACGCTACGACAAGGTCGCCCGTCAGGATGCCGCTCTCGGACATGTTGTCGTTGGTGACCTTCAGCACGAAGCTTTCAGGCTCTGGTTGAACATTCATCATGCGACGCATTGTATCACGCCCCGAATCCCGCCTGAGGCTCCACCCTGCGCGTCTCCCCCGTGTCCGGATTCGTCGCGAACTCGGGAGGGTCACCGAAGGGGCGAGCAGGGTTCCCGCCAACGAGGGCGATCTTCGTGCGTCCGTCCTTTGCGAGAATGCCGAGTCGCTGCGCTTCAAGGTAGGAGATCGGGCTCCAGCAGGACCGGCAGCGGTAGTGGGCGGGCAGCCTCCAAACCGTCATCGGCAGCGGGTCATCGGTGGCCACGATGTAGCCGCGTCCATTCACAGCAGTGCCCATGGCTCCGCATATCCACCACGTCACGCGTGAGTCACGAATCGCCATGAACTGCAGGAAGGGGAACGTGTCAGCCCGCCGCACTACCAGCTCGTGCGCCGACTCGTTGTACACCTCGGAGAGATTCGTGCGGTACTCCGTTTCGATCACCGCGTCCGTGACCCGCTCAAGCCCGCCGCTCCATCCTTTCGGCGTCGGGATCTCGCGCAACTTGCGGGGGAACTCGGCGGGTGAGAGTCCCTGCGCGATGGCCTCTTTGAACAGGGACGCGATGCGGTCCATGACGGAGCGGGCGATGCGGTCCTTCAGGCCAAAGAGGGCGTGGTCGCCTCGGCGCAGGTTCGCGAGCACGCGCGCTGCGGTCTCCTCGTCTAACCCAAGTTTCTTCGTCCAGTAGGCAACAGCGCGCTCCGGTGTGAACACCGGTTCCGCAAACGCGATCACCGGCTCAAGGATCAGTCCCGATGCCCGCTCATGCTGGCGCTGGACGAACGCGGCGAGCATGCGCCCGTTCACGTCGAGCGCCTGCACGGTCTCCGCGAAGTCGGGTCCGTCGAGTTGCGCGCGGATGGCTGCTTCGATGCGCGGGAGTGGTTCCCCTGCGCCATCCGACTCCCGCTCAACCTCGGTCCAGTTGATCCGGAATCCGGACGTGAGCACGGACGCGATCACCTCATCCTGCGTTGAGTCGGCTGCCTCGGTGATGGCGGCGCGTTTCTCGTACGAGGTCGCGCGGGTGACGCGGAGGATAGGAGTCACGCGAAGATGTTACTTTGCGATGCGGGCGGATGCGTCCAAGCCTTTACCGAGACCGCTCGGCCCTCTTCTTCGCGAGGTAGCGCCGCTGCGCTTTGCGGTCCATTGCCGCGACCGCGTCGGGGTGCGCATCCTTCCATGCACGGTTGCGCGCGTTCTGGCACGGTACGCAACGTTTCTTTCCGCCGTATGGACGCCAGCTCTCGGGCGTACGCTCATGTCCGGCCGGGCAGTGCGTCGGTGGCGCCTTCGGAGTGGCGACCCGCACAGGGTGACATGTGCGGCAGATTCGTCGCAACGAGCCGCGCTCCGTGAGTGGCGTGCCGCATGCGCTACATGCGCTTCTATGTTTCGAGGACCATTCACGCTGATAAGCCCGCTCGCACTCACGGCATTCTGATCGCACTCGCGCGCCATGCCGGCATGCACCGTATTGTATCACGAAGCCGCGCGCCCGAACTTCTGCGCGCCAGCGCTGAGCAGCTTCACCGCTCCCCCGCCGACGCAGTGCTTCGCCATCACGATCCCCTTGTCCGTGAGGACGGGCGCGGAGGGACGCATCCAAGCAACCCGGCCATCTTCCAACCGGATGCGGATGGATGCCGGTTCGCTCATGCGACGTACGGCGCCCGTGGTCGGATCTTCGAACTCGTCCGCAGCCATGCCGTCAGGAAGCAGCGGGGCAACGGATGGCGCCTGCGGGACGGTCAGCACGTTCGGCTCATCGTCGGACGCGATGGGGATTCCGGTCCGCTCGGACCATGTCACCGTGGCAATGCGCACCCCGTTCCGCGCGCCCTGCTCGCAGAGTTCCATGAAGAGGCGGAGATCCTCACCGAAGGATGCGTCGACCGAGCACCGCGGCCACTTCGCGCGGTCCATGTTCGGACGGTTGGCGAGCATCGTCGGCTCGATCAGGCCGCGGTTCCACATCGCCTCGCGTGCCGCCGCGTCGGTGGGCGCCTTCCAGAGCTGCGCCGAATCGGCGTTCACGTCGCGCGCGTAAGAGCCTTCCTGTTGGTTGCCAGAGCTGAGCTGCGATCCTCGAATGAAGCCGGCGAGGGCGGAGACGAGTTCGCGGATCAGTTCCATTCTGGCGTTGCCCGTGTACTCATGCGTGGCGAGGCTGTCACTGAGCGGTACCGGCGTGGCCTCGTCCACATCCGCAGGCACAAGCAGGACGTTCTTCCACTGCGATTTGAAGATGGCGTATTCCGCGCGGCGGCGGCGTTCGTCCCACTTGCGCGGGTGCTTGACGATGATCGGCATCCACGACGCGCGCTCAACTGCGGCCATGTGCTGCTTCATCATCCGGTCAATGGCAAACACGGTGGGGTAGCAGCGCTGCCCGTACCCGCTGCCGTATTTCGTGTGGAGCGAGCCTTGGCGGGAAAAAGTCACCTTGTAGTCGTCAATGCGCGTGGGCGTGTCGATGCGGCCGTGCGGCTTGAACCACGGCCGATTGCGCCAGTCGAACGCGAACATCTTGCGCGGGCGGTTGAACATCTCAACGATGGTCACGAGTCCCTTCGCCGGCCCGATGCTCTGCACGCCGAAGACGTTCTCGGCGCCCATGAATCCGCGCTCGGCGGCGCGGCACATCTCGCGCTCAACGGTGAACCTTTCGGGGATGGCGTTGTAGCAGGCTTCGATCTCGTCCCGCGCTTCCTCGGATTCCTTGTCACCCTTCACACCGACCAAAAAGGAGAGCTTGAGGGACATCGAAACATCCATCCGCCCTTCGACGAAGCCGCCGTACGGGAGGACGTTCCCGGCCATGTCGTCAAAGACCGTGTCGTCCGCGAATCCCCACCGCGACTGCATCTCGTCGGGGTCCGGCATGAGATCGTCGGGCTTGACATCCCACTCGTCCACGCCGGGGCCGTAGATTTCGCGCGTGTACGAGGATTCGAGGAGGGTGCGCTTCAGGTCCGCACGTTCGCGCGCCGCGTCCGACGTTGGCACGATGCCCCGGTTGAAGATGGAGACGACGTTGGCCATCGCTGGCCATGATACAGCGTCAACGAGCCGTATCCCCACGCCTTCGCGAAGCCCGCGCATCTCGTCACCGTTGGGTCAGTCTGCTCGTGTGTGGCCGTGCTCGGGTTCAGCATCAGGAACAGCGGGAAGCGTGGGCGCGTACCGAGGAACAGCTTCGGCGCGTCGGGAAGAATGCGGAACAGCAGGTACCGGTGCTGAAGATCGTCGCTGAAGACGGCGCCGCACACCGTACCGTCAGGCCAGTCCGCAACCTGCCTCACGAGTGCACCCCGTTCCCCGCCGGCTTGTCCACCGCGTCAATGTCCAGTCGCGGGTTCGCCTTGATCGGCTCTTTCTCGCTGGCCGTTGTGGTCTCCTCGGCGTCGTCGAGCTTGAGCGCCTGCTGCTCGCACCATGCCGCCTCCGCTTCCAACTCCTGACGCGTGGCCGATGCTGTGCGTGTGGACGCGAGCGAACGCTGATGCGCTGCACGGATGCGGTACAGGTTCGCGACGTAGCCGCGTTCGAGGAAGGACATGTCGGCTTTCATGATGCACCGCCTTTGGGTTGGATCGTGGCGATGAAGTTGTCCGCGTTGTGGTGCAGGTTGGATAGGCGCTCGCGCAGTTCCGCGTTCTCCGCTTTGAGCGTCTTTGATCGGGCGATAGCTTCGAACACGTCCGGAGACAGGTCGATCGCGGCCGTGATGGCGAGTGCCCACGCCCACGCGCTGAACGGATGTCCGCAACCGGTGCAGGTCGGCGCCGTCACCGCCCCATCAGTCTCGCCAGCGATCACCACATCGCCCGACGCGATCAGCAGGCGCAGATCGTCGACGGCGACTTTCAGGAGCAGGCGGTTGCCGTCGTAGAAGATGAAGTCTTGGAGAGTCATACTGGTGTCGCCTTGGCAATCGCCGCTTCCCCGCGAAGGCGCTCGCACTCTTGCTCAATGAGGGGGCGGATAATCGCGCGCAGTCGACCGTTGACGCCGTTCTGGATGATCTTGGCCACGGTCGCGTCGATCTCGTCCTTGACAGCGGCGCTGATGTCCATTTCCGCGATGGCCCTCCCGATCTGATCGGACGCCGCCGCGCGGATCATCTCCGGCACCTTCGCCGACTTCAGTACCCCGTAGCCGTTCTGATAGATCGCGTTGCGCAGTTCGGCGTCGGGAATCTCAATCTCGAATTTCATGAGGCGCCGCCCGTGCTCGGATTCGCGAATCCACCCCACGTCGGCGAGTACTTCGTGAGAAAGCTGATTCCCTCCGCCAACGTCACACCATCGCCGGCCGAATCGTCCAGAAGCGCGCTGAAACTGATGCGCTGCGCACGATCCGCAACCATCTCGGCGAGCAGGCGGTGCACGGCAGTTTCTACCTCTCCAATGGTCCCCGTAATCGTCGTTTCGTTCGTCATGCTGCGCAGTGTAGCACAGATGCGCGGAGAGTCAACGGTTGCGTTTCGGGGCGGGCTTCTTCGGTGGCTGGAGTTTCGCCATGATGGACTGCGTGAGATCGTCGATCGCGTACGCCCACGCCTCTTCGCTCTCGGAGGTCAGATGGATTCCGAGCGAGTGGCGAAACACCTTCGCCACGGCGTGAAAGACTTCGTGCGCGAGATCGCCGTGGCACAGCACGCTGCCATCCCACTCTGCGAGCGCGATCAGCGCGTGACCGCTTTCGAACAAGATCGTGCGCGCGCGGAGGGAGTTGCTGACGTTACTCGTCAGCGCATCTATGTCTCGTTCGGTAATGTTCAGCCGGTTGCGCTGCAGCAGGGCGCCGATCTCGTCGATGCGGTATCCGACCGTGACGACGACGGACACGGGGTAGCCGCCCATCCCGACGATGAAGTGGCGCGGCTTGGCGCGCATTCAGGTCTTCCCCGCCGCCCGCTGCAGCGTCTCGTACCGGCGCATGAGATCCGCCGCCTGCGGGATCTTCATGAACTCCAGCACGAGCGCGTTGATGGCGATGTCGCAATCGAGGCAGACGGGCACGTACCGGTTCCCGTTGGCGCAGACCTGCCACTGATGAATGGCGGGCTTGCCGCATCTGCAACACGGCACGCGCATGATGCCGGTCTCAGAGTAGGGCGTCCGGCGTCCGAAGAACTTCACGACTTCCGCGCCATGTGGCAGGACTTGAAGCGTTTGCCGCTCCCGCACGGGCACTTGGAATTCTTGAACGCGCGCGCCTCGCCGGTGCGGCGGAGTTGCCGCGTCTGAAGCGGCGTGAGTGCGGACGGTTCCACGGGCACGCTGTACTTGCTGCGCTCCTCGCGCGTCATCCGCGCAAGCACTTCCTCGGATGCGATACGTCCTGATCTCGGGTCCATCAGTTCACCCCTGCCCTTTGCAGAAACTCGCGCATCATGTTCAGCACGTCGGCACGCTGCGCGGATGAGATGTAGAAGAGTTGCCCGTCTGGGCCGTAACTGAACAGGAGCAGCGTGAACCCCCATCCCTCCGGCAGCGCGTTTCCAACCACGCCGCCGAGTTTGTTCAGCGTATCGTGCATTTCGGGGTTGTCGAGTTCGTGCTCAAAGATTGCCATGCGGCGCAGTGTATCACGGCACGTACACCGGCACCGTGAGGAACAGAACATCCCCTGCGCGCGCGGCACACGCGCGCCCGTAACTCGCCTGCTCTGACGCCTCGGCAGCGGTGCACGGCCGCGACGGATCGCCAGCCTTGAGCCACGTCCAGTACGTCCGGCCATGCTCCCTCGTGACGCCAGCGAAACGGACGGGCGCATCGAACGGAACAGCGTACCCTCGAAACGTCGCCGTGGCCGGCGGCTCGCAGTGCGGTAGGTTCCGGATCAGGTCACACGGGTACGTGGAGAGTGTGGTGACTTCGTTGCACTCAGCGGCGTCACTCCAGATGTAACTGTGGGTGCGGGGATCGGAGCAGACGCGGAACGGTTGGGCGAGCAACGGGGCTGCGAAGAACAGCGCCAGCGCTACTACCCACGCCGCAACGTACAACGCTGACCGCCAATGCTTCACGGCTTTCTCGGCCCCTTCGTCCTGAAGCTGTCCGGATTCTTCAGTCGGTCAATGTCCTTCTGGTTCGCGGCGAGAATGGCATCGAAGTCGGCATCCTTGCCGCCCACCTTTTTGAACGCGTGGCGGAACAGTCCGACCAGTTCAGGAGCGCCGGCCAGAACGGGCGCAAGTTGCGGCATCACGAGCCCGAGGAACGTGACGAGCGTTTTCATCTGGCACCTCCGGCCATCGCTGGCTGCATGCGGAACGACGACGACGGGCAGGCCAGCTTCGCCCGCCACTCAGCCACTGTGCCGGCGGGCATGTGCAGGCCCACGTTGCGCGTGGGAAGAAGCGCCTGAATAACGGCAAGGGCCGTCCCTACCATTGTCGCAAATGCGCTCGTCTCTCCGCCCACCCTGATCGCTTCAGACCACGCGGAAAGCGCTTCACTCATCCGCACGGACTCGGCCGCGATCTTGCCCCATGTGTCCTCGGCGCGCGGAGTGCCGGGTGCGCCGAATGCGCCAGCGTCGTACGCGAGTCCCGCTGCTGTCATGAGCAGAACTGCCGATCGCGTCGTGGTCACGAGGGCCTGCACGGCGTTGGCTTTCGCATCGCCGTGGTCCAGATTGCGGAACCATGAGCAGCCCGGGAGGACGACGATCAGGACCAGCGCGAACACCCGCCTCACGGCGTCACCGCCGAGTCACCACACCACGGCATACTTTTCGCGGCACACTCCATTTCGATCACGAAGTCCTGCAGTTCGCGGTGGTTGAAACGCGACTGCGCTTCACGGAACGCGCGCTTGATGCGGCGCATCTCAGCACGATCCGCGTCAGGCGCCGCGTTGTCCTCCGCGATCTCGATCTGAGAGCAGTAAAGCTCGTACGCGCCTTCGCAGTATCGGTGCTCGTTCAGGTCGACGAGCGTGCACGAGGACATGAGAACCGCCAGAGTTACCGTGAGAAGTTGCCGCATCGAATCACCCCTTCGTCGTCTTTCAAGCGAGCACCCATTCCCGCGCGTCGTCCACGTTCGTGCCCACCGAGACGTGCGCGTGCTTGTCGTGTGGATTCTCACCCGTGTACTTGCGCCACGTCCACGGCGCTACGCCACCGGATGGGTACGAGCTGAACATTCGCCGGTTGAAGATCACGTACTTGATGCGAGGATCGCGCGACTTCCGTAGCGCCTCGACAAGATGGCCCGCGTTGCATCCTGTGACCGGGGAGTGCGTGACGTCCCATGCGCATACGATGCCGGCCGCGTTCGGGTTGTGGTCCGACTTGTTCGCCGCGTGAGCCGCGTTACCGATCGTCCCGTCGCTGGCCTTGGACCGGTTCGGGAACAGGTGGTCTACCTGCTCGCGCAACTTCATGAGGGACATCGCGAGGCGCCAGTCAGCCATGTGTGGAGTCTACACCAGCGTCCATCGTCCGGAAGTCTTCGATCAGAGTGAGGAGGACGGTGCGTCCCGACTCACTGCCCTGCGTCAGGAACTCGGCCAGCGCGAGGATTCCATCGGTCGTGAGGGCAGCCTCGGCGAAGGCTCGATGGTAGTCCGGGAGGGTGAAGCCGCGACTCGCCACGTACGTCTCGAAGTCTTCGATGGTGGCCATGCAGCGGATTGTACTCCTGCCTGCACGGATTCCACCTTGAACCCGACGCAGCATCAGGATCAACCTGACGCGCCCCAAAGAGGAACGCCCGAACCGCTTTCACGATCCGGGGCGTTCCGGGTGAATCCGCTCCCGCTCTGGTCGGGTTGAGCTTCGTGGCTGCCGTGTTTACGGTTCGTGGCGTTTCGGAGGCTCCCACCCCTCAGGTACGACCTGCTCGAACCACTCATCGAAGCCGGGATCACCCACCTCGTGCCCGATGTACAGGCGTCCGGTGGCATTTGCCCCGAATTCCAGATCATGCATCACGTTCCCGAGCGGGTTGCGCACGGTCTTCGCGGGCACGCCGTCCGAACTCATGACCGTTCCGGCCGGGATGACGAGGTCTTTCTTCAGGCGCAGTTTCATGGTGCGGAGTGTATCACACTACTGCAACCGCTCGGCAACTACCCGCAGTGCGTACTGCATGGCCGTCGCTCCCGAGGATGCGTAGGTCGCCGTGTACGTGATCGCCTGCGCGGCGGCGGAGGTAACCACGGCGCAACCGCTCGCCGTCGAGTTGAGGGTGTTGGACGGCGTCGCCGAAGCCACCGACACGGCACCATCCACTGACCCCACCGTCGAAGTCTTGGCTGAGCCGTTGTTCCATCCGACCGTAACGACGACGGATGACGAGGTTGTCGCCGGCGTGGTCACCTGAGTCATCCAACAGACCCGGTACATACCGGCTGCTGCTGCTGTGACCACGTTTGTTGCGGCTACCGTCGCGGACTGCCCTGAAAGGCTGACGCTGCCGACGACTGGCGCGACTCCGCCCGTGCTTCCGGCGGTTGCGATGCCGTTGATGCTGGCGATGCTGTTGGTCACGAGCAGGTTGTTCGACGTGTTGATCGTCATGGCGCTCTGGCGGTTACTGCCGAAGATCACGGGTGTAGCGATGGACGTACCCACCAAAAGACCGTTTCCAGTTGCGCCGATAACCTCGGCGTAGCCGGCCAGATTGACGCCGTAACCCGTGGCCGTACGACCCGACCCGTGGGCTTGCATGAACGCCGAGGACGTGTCCGCCTTGGCGCTCACCCTGCCCAACGCGTTCAGGTCTGAACTGGAGGTATTCGCAACCTCGAACGTTGCGGCGCCGTTCAGGGAGGCACTTCCGCTCAGGAGTACGCCCGCCGTCGCAGAAGGTGTCGGGATTCCCACGTTGCCTGTGGTGCCAACGCCGATGGCCGTGGTGCCATTCATGCGGATTCGCAGCGGCAGCAAGGTACCGGAGCCAGAGATGGCGCTGTCGACGAAGCCGGCCGTGCCGTCGATCCCGATCCTCATGACTGATGCGTTCGTCGGATCCGAGTTGGAGTAGGTGTCGACGCCGGAGGCAGTGCTCGTGCCGTTGGGAAGAACCGAAAAGCTCGTCGCGCCGTTCGTGGTGATGGACTGGATTGCGTACCGGCTGAGGAGCGTGCCGCTGGTGAAGTCAGCTCGGAATCTGCCGATCGTGTCCATGTCGATGTCCGTGGGCTGCAGCACGTTCGTCACGCCGGCCGAGTAGACGTTCCCCGTGACAACGTTGCCTCCCGTGGCGTTGGTGCTCTTGAATGCGATGCTGCCCGAGGGGAGGCTTTGGTGGTTTCCGGATACGCGCGCCTTTGTCCAGCCGTTCCCCCAAATGGACGTTGCGGCTACGCCCGTGGTGAAGCTGTTGTTCTCGAAGACAGCCGAGGGGCACACGTCCCACGCGAAGGCGTTGCACCACACGCCGCTGGGGGTCTCGAAGTGGCTGTTCTCGAATCGTGCTCCCAGCACGCCGCTCATGTGAACGGCAGCCGTGACTTCCCGGGTCACGGCGCTCGTCTCAAAGTCGCAGAAGTCGCAGACGAAGTTCCAGACCCCGCTGATATCGATGTCGGCGGCGTTGTACCCGGCCCCAACCGTGTTGTTCCCCCAGAAGCTGTGCCGGAAGGCCAAGCCGGCCGCGCCCTTCGTGTGATAGACCGTGGGCCCCACGTTGGCGGTGAACCAGCAGTAGGTGAAGTTGTTGTAGAACCCGCTGCCGACACCACCCGACTGAGCGATGATGGCCGGAGCCGTGAAGCCGTTGAAGAACGCGTAAATCCAGTGACTGTTCTTCACGTACGAGAGGTCGAAGGCGTGCTGCGAGGTCCCGCCCGCGACGCCGAAGAACTTCAACCCCTCGATCCTGATGCCTTCAACGATCGTCGACGAATCTCCGAGCGCAAAGCCCGTGATGTTGCCGTTGATCTTCACGTACGGGCCGTTCGTTGTGCCCCACCCGCTGCCGTCCCCGGCAAGGTGCCAGTTGGACGTTGTGACCTGCACGGTCGAGTTGATGTTGATCGTGCAGTCGGCGGGTACGCGGCGTCCCGAGTGAGCCATCGCTACGATCGCGGCGGAGAGCGCGGGGGCGTCGTCGGTCGCATTGTCTGCGCAGTCGACCCCATGAATCTCGACGGAGGGCAACGTTGCGGCGTTCACAAACTCGGTGGTAGCTACGCTGTCGTCATTGTCGCCGCGCGCGGCGGTCGGTGCCTGCGGATCGCCGGTGAAGGTTGGCGAGTCGGACGACGTTCCGTTGTTGCAGCACACGACGGTGGTCTGCGCGAGCGCGGGCGCAGACAGGGCGAGCGTGAGGACCGCCAGACGTAAAGACTTCATTGCGTGTTGCCTCCTGTACGGCACAGCCTACCACCGTCCGGTTATCGTACTTGCGTACAACGGGCTGCTGCGTTGCGATACTTTGGGGCCGGGAAGTATCACTGCGCGTCGCCTACCCGTCTCGCTCGCGAGTAGTAGATCTGCACCGTGCTCGGAACCCCGGCACTGCAACTGATGACCCGGAGGCGCTTCAGCATGAGCGGGTCATTCGCCAAGATCACCTTCATCCCGGAGAACCATCGATCGCTGCTCGTCGTCGTGGGCGCGGCGCCGCTGATGTCATGGCCGAAGCATGCGTCCGCATTCATGATGGCGATCGACGCGTGCATGGCTCCGAGCGGTACGGTGAGGAACTGCGCGGTGTCAGTGGTCGTGATGACCTGCCCGCTGATGCCCACCTCGGCGATCACGTTCGATGCTTGGGTGGCGGCAGCGGAGTCGAGGGCCGCGTAGATCAGCGCGGCGAGGATGAGGGCGTACGTGAGTCGCGGGCGGTTGCGGTTGCGGTGCATGCGCGGGGTTCCTCCGCGCGTAGGATGACATGGATTCAGGCTTCTTGCGCTCCAGTGCGTACCCTGTCCCTGTCGGCCGCGACCCATGCCTGCGCCGACCCTGTGGCGGGCATGTAAGACGTGTACACGAGGGCGTATACGAGGATCGCGGTTCCCGTTTCGCCTTCGCGCTGCGCCAGAACGTACACGGCATCGTTCTCCGGTGCGTGCACCACTTCCACGGGTGCGCCGCTCATTTGTGCCATCGTCAACCCTTTGCCGTTCTTCATGACACGCATTGTAACACGTCCGAAAAACAAAAGGCCCCGATTGCTCAGGGCCAGTTGCCGACCGGAGGTTTCCAGTCCCGCTCACGCCTCTGTTACGCCTCGCGCTTCAGGTAGGCGTCCGGGTCTGTCGGCGGCGCCGGCTCGCCATGCTGGCCGATAGCAGCGCGTGTCGCCGCCTCAACGAGCGCTCCAAGCGCATCGTCCACCGCCTCGCCGGCTTCGTCTTCCGTCATGCCTGCCGCGAAACACTCCCGTGTCTTCGCGATGAATGCGTCAAGCAGCCGATGCGCCTCGATCCGGCTCACGGCTGCACGCTCCCCCGAAACGCCTTTGGTCTGCCCGGTTGCGTGTATGGATCTTTGTTCCGATTGTCGATGGAGGACATGAGAGGCGTGAGCGTGTTTCCCTGCCCGTCCTCGGCCACCATCAGCGCGAGGTTCGTTTCGACGATCAGCACGTCGCCGACGCTGAAGAACGCGCCGTCAAGGGGAACGTGCGCGGCGCCGGTCTGATGCGCCCCTACGCGCACCTCGCGCCAGACCGTGAGGATGCCGCCGCGGTCGCGCCAGAGCCGGACGGGGAACGTGCCCCCCGACGCGCGCACGTTCTCCGATTCGAGGAATGTCGGGCTGACCCAGACCTGCGGAGGGAACTTCGCATTCGCGTTCAGCACGAGGTTTCGGCGGAACTTGTTCAGGTCGTGGTTGATGGTAAAGGCGGCGGCTTGACGGGGCGGCAGGTCACTCGATTCCAATCCAACGGCGGAAAATGTTGTGGCCTGAGGCTCGATCAATGCGCCACCATCCAGCGCCGAGGTCTGCCCGAAGAGTGATCGCGGTTGCGTCGATGCACGTCCCGATTTGCCAGCACTGATTGCATTGGAGAAAGACGCCGACGCCGTTCCATCCGACGTCGACGCGGAAGATGCGCGCGTATTGCCGGGGGTTGACGCGGGCGTGGGCGCAGGGGCTATCGTAGGACTCGTCCCCTCCGAACTGCTCGGGGTCGTTCGTCGCCAGATCACGTACATCACGACCAGGACAACCACCGCGATTGCGAGTATCACCTCGCGTTTCGTTGGTGCGCTCATTTGCCATGCTCCGTCTCCGGTTTCCATGTCGTGGTGATGATCGTCCGGCGCGCCTTGCCGCACTGGCAGTAGGTCTGACCGTCGCTAGTCGCGGTCTGGCCGTCGCTAGTCGAGAACGGGAACGCGTGGAACTCCGGCGTGCATAGGCCGCGCGGCCAGATCGTCAGGGTGATCGTCTCCGGTTCCGTCCCCGTCACGCCGCTCGCGTTGACAACGATCTCCCGCGCGTACTCCGTCGCCTCCGGTTGCGTCGCGAAACGCGCATCCTCATCCGCATACCTCCACAGCGGTTCGTGGTGCAGGCAGATGTCCCGCAACGCCTCGCACTCCCGTGGTTGCGGCTGGTCGTGGTAGGACACATTCACGCCCCGTCCCTCGTCGCACGCGATGAGCATCCTGTGGCCGTTCCGGTTGAACTTCTGCACGCACTTTCGCACGCGGCGCTTGAGACCGAAGGCGAGCGCCACGCTGTCGAGGCCTTCGCCGTGCGCAACTCCGGCACGCCAGCGCATTTCGGTCGGCGTGTCGGGACCGATTGCCGCGATGATCCTCTCGCGCAGGGCTTCGTCGCGTTCGACGACGAGGGGGATCTCCATCTTTTCGGAATACTCCTCAACCGTGACCGGCGAAGACCACCCGGCGAACCGACCCATGTTGCTCGTTCCGTACGGCGTTCTGAGCGCTCCGGGCCGGATGCCGCGGAGCCGAGCGTTGTCAGTCCGCAGCGCCGCGTTCTGCTCGTGACACGCCGCCAGCGCGGCCTTGACGTGCGCGAGCTGCGCGTCATGCTCGACCACTTCGGCACGTTGCTGCCGCATGACATCCGCGAGGCGGTCGATCTCCTTTTTCAAGTTCACGATGTCCCTGTCGCGTCTTTCCACCTTGCGTTCGAGGATCACGGCCCTTGACTCTGCCGTCTCCATCCGCGCATGCACGCGGTTGAAGGACCGCTGAAGCATGTCGTGGGTCTCCTGACGATGGGCGAAATCCCTTTCGCGGTCCGCGCGATCACGCTCCAGCCGCGCGATCAGCCGGAACTTGTCCATGCACTGCAAGCACGCCCCACCGCACCCCTCATGCCGCTTGTGCATCTCGATCTCGTCATCCGTCGCGGGTTCGTTGGCGATCTTGCGCCACTCGGCGGACTTGTCCTGACGGGCGCGGATCTCGGCCAGTTCGCGCAGGCCCGCCATGATGTCCCGGTCCAGTTCTTTCGCGAAGTCGCCGAGGTTCGTGGACCAGCCGGCCACGAATTGAATCAGGTAGTTCAGGCGGTCGTAGGTCAGTTCGTTCTTCATGCCGCGCATCGTATCACGGTTCATTGGTCCGCGTCCTGTTTGCCGAGAGCGGCGAGGATCGCGTTGCCGACGTAGCAGATCGTGCTCAGGGTCGCGCCGTCGTACTCGATCGGACGCTCAAGGGCGAGGCTCGCCATTGATCCATAACACAAGGCGCACAGGTGCATGACGGGGCGTGAATGCGACTCCACTTCCGCCAGCGGCGCCTTGAATCTGCACGACTCGCATTCGACCCGCTCACCGTCGTCCGCCATGTATTTGAACTTGTATCCATCCATCGCACCCTCCATGCTACGTACAGTATCTCGGTTCCGGACGCCCGGGCTGTCCATGTTTCTCTCCGAGACGCGTCGCTCGCGTGCGACTTTTATCAGGATGTCGGCCCAGTTGTCCGTGGCCATGCGTCAGCGCTCGCTTCCTGTGGCTTTTCCGTATGCGTACCCGCGCCGATAGGACAAGAACAGATCGTTGACATGCCCGCCTTGGTACACGCGACCTCGTGCCCACAGGTCCCTCGGCTCCTTGGCAAAACGGCCCGTATGTTCTTTCTCGAACTGCCCAATCAAGTCCTGATGCTCTTTCGCGTTCAGCATGCAACGCAATGTATCACGGTTCCGCGAATGTTGCGAACGGCCCGTAATCTTCCTCGTCCATCCCCAGCGGCATGCCCGACGATCCCGGCCGGATGAACGGGTAGCGCAGGCTCCAGTGGTAACCCCATGCATCGGAGATGTCCGTGCGCAGCCAGTAGTCGTTCCCCTGCTTCCGTTGCGATGGCGACTTGCTGACCTTCAGCGGTTCGCCCGTCTTCGGGTCGGGGATCACCTCGCGGAAGTCGGTGATGTGCGCCTCGCAGCGCGAGTGAATGAACACGCTGCGCTTTCGGTCGGCGTCCTGAAACCCTCGGTTCACGGCTAGCGCGCGCAGCTTCACGCGCGGGTTGACGGGCGGGAAGTGGAACGCGACACGGTCCCCGAGCGCATCCCCGAGCACGTCGCGAAGGATCTGGATCGATCCGCCGGCTACGGACGCCGCGTTTCCCCGCCCGTCGTTCACGTCGCCGTAGACGTGCACCATGCCGCGATGGCGCATCAGTCCGCGCCAGTTGTCCGGGGCGTGGATGTACTTGGCCTGCGTGGTCGGGTTCAACGGGGATGCCTTCACGACTCCGGAGCAATACTGGTCCGGCTTGACTCCCGGCACCGTCCATTGGCAGGGCTTGCAGAGCCATCCTGAGCCGGTCACCATGTGCACCTTCATTTCGTGGTTGCAGTGGACGCACGGGCCGTCGCTCTTGGCGCTGCCGTCAACGAGCAACGCGTCCGCTACCTGGTCGGTGTGCAGCGGGTCCTCGCCGGAGAACAGTTCTCCAATGATGCCGAAGTATTTGCGTCCCTTCGCGCGCTCGTGCTCCGGCACCTCGTGCGCCTGCAGGTCATGGCCCCATCCGACAGCGGCCGGCGTGGCGTTCCAGTCAAACCAGATGTGCAGCGGCCGACGCGGGTCGTAGACCAGCGTGTCGAGGATGTTCTGATCGGAGAAGGCGTGGTACGACAGGCGTGCGACGTTGCGCTTCAGTTCCCCGCTCGTCTGCTCGATGTAGGTGGTCTCATCGAACATCGCGCGTAGACCGTCGTCGTAGTCGGCGCCCGTTGCGGGGTTGTCCTTCGTGCTCGACGTGAGCAGGCGATAGAACGGGGGGAGACCCTGAACCTTGCGCGCCTCCTCCTGCGCGAGCATCCGTTCGTTTTTCTTGTAGATCCAGTGTGACGGGTCATTCAGCGGGACGTTGCCTTCGAAGACGAGTTGGTGAAGATGGCCCGGCACGCGGCAGCGCCAGACGCCATCGCTCCCACGTGTGGCCGAGCCACAGCGCAGGCCACCGTACAGCGTCATGATGGCCTTCAGGTCGACGCCCGGCTCCGTTCCCTCAACGACCAGAATGCAGTTGAAGTCGATGCCCTTCGCGCGCGTCACCGCGTTGTTCACGATGGAGCCCGTGAAGAAGTGCGCGCCGTTCTCCCATATCCAGAACTTTGTGGAGCGCAGGCGCTGCGCCGGGTAAGGGATTCCCTCGTAATCCCACTGCGCTTGCCACTCCGGAGGCACGCGCGTGCCGTACACATGGTCAATCCCCATCTCCTCGATCGTCTCGCGGATGGGGGTGAGCGCGGACTGCAGCATCTCTTCGGTCGCGCCGAAGATGCCGAAGGGCAGCTCCGTGCACATCTCCGCCCACCGGACGATGCGAACTCGATCCTTGAACGTCTTGCCGGAGCCGCGGCCGCCGATCTCGTTCAGCCACCGGTATTGATCGCAGTTGTAGACGGCCTCGATCTGATGCGGCCAGAGCGCGATGTTCACCGTCTCGTCAGTTGGCGGGGCCGTCTCCGTGTTCGTCGGGCTCATTGGTGCGCTCGGTCACTGCGAGCAGTCTGCGCGAAACCTTGCGCGAGGAGGGAGGATTCTTCACGTTTAGCCCGCCCATCCGCGCCATCTTGTCACGCACCTCGCACATGAGGCGCAACAGTCCGACGTTGGTGCGAGGTTCGCGCCGCTCTGTCGTGGTGGTCACGGGCTGCCCGTCGACAATCTCGGTTCGCGTCTCGGTGGTCACGACATCGCTCGCGAAGCGCGAGATGCAGATCTGCTCAACGAGCATGTGTACCGTGAGCCACGCGCCTTTGACCTCCGCGATCTCCTCTTTGTCCGCGCCGATTCGGGCCATGTGCCGGCGCCACGTTGCCGCAATCGTGTTCTCGCAGGTCGCGCAGACCTTGCCGCCGCGGCCGTCCTGACGGTCGCGGTGGAGATCGTCGCACTTGAGTAGGTTGAACGCGTGCAGCGGGCCGACCATCGCGGCGAAAGAGTAGCCCTGCGAGTAGAGCAGGAGCATCGCCTGTTCACGGTCAACTTCCTGCTGTGTCGGCGCGTCGCCCATTCGGACTTCGAGGATAGTCAACCTGTGGACGAAAGGGAAGGCGGGATCAGTTCACGATGGTCGTGAGGCGCATGAACTGATGCCACCGACACCAGCAATCGGGCGGGTGCTCGTTCAATACACGCATGGCCTTCGCTGGGATCGCGCGCGGTCGCCGTTGCGGCAGAGCGAAGGGCGGCATGGCGTTCGACTTTGCCGAGTTACAACGTGTCCGCGAGCTGCGCGACGCCCGTCGCTGGACTCAGGAGCGGCTTGCCGAAGCGGCTGGGCTGACACCGGTACAACTGAGCCGGATCGAGAACGGCGCGAATGATCCGAAACTAACGACTGTGCTCCGGCTCGCCCGCGCCCTCGGCGTACGGCTTGGCGAGCTGGTTGATCGGTAATTTTTACTCGACGCTTCCTCGACGCTTCCTCGACGCTTGGCGGTATCATCCATCCGTGGAGCAACTTAGCATTCCCTTCGGCAAGCCGCTAGGAAGCTACACCTCCGCCCAACTCGCGCTACTCTCGCCTGACGACATCTACTCCGCCGCGGACGAAGCGTTGCTGGTGACGCTCAAGGAAGATCGTCGGCTTGAGCGCAAGCGCGCGACAATCCACGACGAGGAGTTGGGGGAGTACTACTCCATGTGGTCCAACACCGCGCCGGACGGCGGTTTGATGGTTCTCGGACAGGAGAACGGCGGCGCGTTCTCCGGTTGTCTGATGCTTGAGCAGGGCCAACTGAACTCACTCGAAAAGGCGGGCGTGTATCACTGCCCAGACGCGAACATCGAAACGCGGCGATCAGGAGATCGCGGACACTGTGCGCCTGCTGTATAGGGTGAAGGACGAGCCGTTTCCGGACGAAGGTGAGCGCCTGACTCCCGAGGAGATGCAGGCGCTCTGGAGTGATCTGCGGAACCGGATCCTTACTCCTGCCGGATGACGTCGCGCGCCGTACGCGCGGTCGGCATCACCGGCACCTGCCCTTCGGCGAGCGGACGCCCTGTGAGGCTGAGGAACTTTGCGCGGTAGGAACCGAGTCGCATGCCGGCGTCTGCGCCCGAGTCGTACAAATCGCCCACGAACTCGGCGAGATCCTCGCGTGTCATCAGCCCGGAGTCGCGGAAGAAGAGTACGATCTTTGCCCCTTCCACCTCGTCGGCCGCGTCGTCACCGCGCAACCACCCGCCCCCGCCGCCGCCTCCGGACGTGGGGCCACAAACGGTTGACATCACGCAGTATTGCCCGGTGGAGCTGGAACCGCTCGGATACGACTCCACTCGACAATTCCGGTACCTGTCGCCGGGCGTGGAAGTCTCGTTGCCGGGCACGCACTCGGCGTGGTGCTCCCACTCGCCGCTGTAGCCGCCGCCTGGGTAGATCGTGTTGACCGACCACGTGAGGCACGCCTTGCAGACGCCGCCGCCATCGTTGAAGCCGTCGTCAGGGTTCTCCACGGCCGGTTGCGCGTACGTCATCACGGCCAGCATCGTTACCACGCACAGCAGAATCAAACGCTTCATGTCTTGATCTCCTTCACACAGTAAGCACCCGGTCTTCGCGACCAGCGGCGGGTTGTGAATCAAAAAGCGCCGGCCTTTCGACCGGCGCCCACAAACCGTGACAATCGCGCTGCAGGGCTACTTCGCTTCGTCGCCGGCGCTGCCGGGATAGCGTCCGGCATTCTCGCCAGTCGGCGGCGTGTCGTCGTCGCCGGGGTTGGCCTGCTTCGATGCGGCGTCGGCGTCGTCTTCCCGCTTCTGCCTGTCGAGATCGGCGTTCGGGTCGTAGTTGCTCATCGGTGCGTTCCTCCTTTCGTTGAGATCGGCGCGGGGTCTGGCCTACGCCGTGGGGTTGGTGCCGGTGTTGGGACGCGGCTTGGAGCGGCTGGGTGCCGCGGGGTCGACCGGCGCAATTGCGGTCGTAGCAGCCGCCTCGCCAGCCGGCACCGCCGTTGACGCTTTCGGCGCGGGCGTGCTCAGGTCCGCGACGATCTCCGCCCACTTCTCGACGCGCGCCGCAGCCTTCGCGATTGCCTTCGTGTCGTTCCGCAGTTCCGGCAGCCGCGTCTCGAAGTCCTGCTGTAGCAACGCATGAATCGCTATCGCCTCATCAATGTCGCCGCTCACTCGTCTGTAACTCGTCATCGGTTTCGTCATCCTATCTCCTTCTCTGTTTGTGCTACTCGCCGCACGTGCATCGCTTGCATCGGCGAAGATGGAATGGGTGGTGACAGAGCGCGCAGAACTTTGCCACGGGCGACGACGCAGACCATCGCTTCGGGATCGCGACGACTTTCCTTCCGATCTGTGGCGACTCGTGGTTCTCGCCGCGGTTCTCGCGGTTCGCTGGCCGTACCTCAGAGAGGATCTGCGGGGAGTAGTCAACGAGTGGCGCTTCCCATGCAGCGCCGTTCGGCCGCATCTCGCGCATGACCGCCGCGAGGTCATCGCATCCCGGCGGCATCAGTTCCGCCACGATGTCCGCCATTCCGCTGCTCTGACGTTTCAAGATGCACGCATGCTACGGCATGTAACACGGTAGCGCAAGAGGAATCTTCAACTTTCCGCTTCCGACACTTCCTGCTCTCGGTCTTGCACCATTCGCGAAGCCATCGAAAGCATGCCGAGGAGCGAATAGCGGTCGATCCGATTCGCCAACCATCCGTCCTGCCAGTTCTCAATCGTTGGGCCGATCGCAACGAAGATGAAGCTCGTCACCTCGCCGCTTTTTGCTTGCTCGACCAGTGATTCCAACGCCTCGATCTTATCGGGCGGGCATGGCTTGCCGCGCGTCACGAGGCGCGCCACCTTCGCCGCTCGCTTCGTCACGACTTCATCTCCATCGCCACCGTGAGCTCCGAGATCCTGCGCATGATCGGCTGCACCATCGTCGGATCCCCGAACCGCGCGCACGCATCCGCGGGTGCATGGTTCGACACGATGATGAGCACACGGCGCGAGTCCACGGTCAGGTAATTGTACCGACCATCGAGAATCTGGTAGATCACCCCCGCGGAGAACTCGCTGCCCTTCTCCTTCCCGAAGTCGTCAAGCAGGAACGCGTGAGCCTGAATCGGATCGCGCACCACGTCCTGCCGCGACAGTCCCGAGTTGGGCACGAAGGCCGCGTGAATGTCCGCCATCAGGTCCAGCGAGTTCTCGTACAAACCGCTGCCGCCGTTTCGAATCAGCTGCGCCAGCGTTGCGCACGCAATCGTCGTCTTGTCCTCGCCGGCGGACCCGTACAGGTACATCCCGCGCACTTCGCCGGAGAGCACCGCGCGCGCGAGCACGAGCGCTTCTTCGTTGCGAACATCGGCGAGGGTGCGCTGCCCGCTCTGGTACGCGAGCGGGAGTCCGCTGCGCCTCATGTTCGTGTCGATCCGCGCAAGCCTCTGCCGTGCGTTCCACTGCGCCGCGACTTCCTCGCACGCTTCGCAGACGAACAGGCGCTCAGGAGGAAGGCTTGTTTTGCATTTCCTGCAGTTCCCGTTTGGCCTTAAGTTCGCGGATAACGTCTCGCCCGTCGCGCATGCCGAAGTCTCCGAGAGGGTTTCGCGCAACTGGCGGAGCCTCTCCTGCATCGCTTCGAGCGCGGCCTGTTCCTCGTCCTCTTCCGTTTTCACCATCGGTCCTCCGTGCTCGCCTGTTGCCCGGTCGCTGATCAGGATTGTCTCGCCTGTTCGTCAGGATCGACTCCAGATACTTGAAGTGCTTGCCCTTGTACTGGTCTTCGCAATCGGCCAGCGTCTCGACGATCAACTCCTCGCCGTAGTCGCTCACCCATGCGGCGGTCACCTGATGCGGTGGCGGCACCTTCAGCGCGGACGCCGCAAGCTTGTCGTCGACCCCCTTCACCGCGTCGAAGTCCGGGACTGGCACAGCATCGGACTTCGGCTCCTCTTTCGGTCCCGAGATCCCCTCGCGCGCGCCCGCGAATGTGCTCTCTGGTTTCTTCTCTCTTAGTTCCGGAGTTGGTTCCGGTTCCGGTTCCTTCGTGACAGAGCGTGACGCACCGTTACTCTCCGTTACTGGACGTGACGCAGCGTTACGAGCACGGGACCGTTGCTGGCGCAAGCGGGCGAAGAAAAGGGCGCGTTCTTCGGCATGCTTTTCCCACGTCGCGACGATGTACCAGTCCTCTTCGCCGTCAACCGGGAGGAGGCGGCGCCCCTCGTGTTCCTTCGTGCTTGAGTAGGGGTCAGGCTCCTGAAAAACCCGAAGCGCCTCAGCAGCTTCAGGCGTGCTGATGGATGCCATCTTGGCGAGATCGCGCACCGGCAGCTTCACCTTTCCGCGCAGCTTTTCAGCCTCGAAAAGGACGGTGATCCATGCAATGCGAACAGCGGGAGGGAGGTCCGAAACTGTGCCCGTGAGGATGCGGCGGGAGAAGACTGCAAATTCCATTTGTCACGCTCCGATGCCACATTGTAACGCGGAACGTGGCGAATCGCGTAGCCGCAGTTAGTCGTTCATCTTGCCCACCTCGTGCGCTAGACGATCAGCCCATGCGGGTATGTCGTCTGGCGTACCGTGGTGTTGAACGGCTGCATTCAGGAGGCGTTCGAACTCCTCGTACGGAGGGAGTGCTTCGCCGCGGCCGATCGCCCTCCGCGCCTCCCGCGCAATCAGCGTCTCCGGCCGCTCCACGACGGGCTCAGGGCCGCGCGATTCGATCCTGAAGGGTGAGCGGGCGTCCCGGTAGTTGCCACGCTGCACGAAGCGCCGGGGGCGCGAGGTCCATGCCTCGTAGGCGAAGACGAGGAGGGCGCAGGTGCCAAAACCGCAGAGGAAGGCAAGGATCATTCGCCCTCCGCGATCTGCAGCGGCAGCAACGTCTTCACGCGCCGCCCCTCCGGCGACTGCGCGAACTTGCGCATCTCGCGCAGCCACTTCAAGCGCGACACAGCCGAGTACTCCCGACCGAAGCGCCCGTTGTTCCAGATGTCGGGATGATCGTTCAGGATCGCGACAGCTTCCCTCGCAGCGTCAAGCGTCGGCGCCGCCATCCGAGACAGGTTGTTCCCCGTACGGATGTGCGTGACGCACCACACGCCGGGAGTGCGCTCGTCGATCCCGAAGAACCCGTCGACGAAGCCGAAGACTTCGCGCGGGCCGTCCGTCATGGCGATCATGAAAGTAGTTTTCATCGTCCCTCCCACAGCGCGTGTTGTGCCTCGTCAACGTCGGACAGCTTCGTGATCCGCACCTCAGTGCGCGGCGGATGGCCGTAGACCTTCACGACGCTGGAGGCGCACACCTGCCCGTCGTCGTGCCAGAAGATGCCGTTCAGCGCGTCCAGCACGAGCTTCGAATAGTTGTCGATGTCGGGCCGCACCTCGGGCCACTTGCGCGAACGATCGCCATGCAGGCTGGCGGGCGCCGGCACAACGAAAAGGATGTCCACGCGCAACGGCCCGTCGAGCATGTGCGGCGGGCGGTGCTTCTTCGCGCGCATGAGAAAGTTCGACTCCGCCGCTTGCGTCTCGGGCGGCGTGTAGATTTGAACGCGCGCCATCGGACCCTTGCCGATCATCCGGCCGCGCGGGCGCCCCTTGGGGACAGGGACGCCCGGAATGGTGAACTCAATCGGGTTCGGCAACGGCAATCCTCCGCGCTTCGCGCTCGGCGGTCAGCGCGGCAAGCGCGCGCGTGGCGGTGTCGAGCAGATCATCCAACTCATCATCACCGACGTGAATCAATTCATCAGCGTCGAACTCGAACCGGAAGGAGTGCATCACGCACCCTCCTTCTGCATCGCCTCGCGTTCCTTCAGCGTTTCAGCGAACCCGAACGGCAGCGCCGCGGGCGGCAGGCTGAGATCCGCCCGCCGCGTCGCGCGCGCATCAATCACCGCCTGCGACATGTGGCCCTTCCCGATCAGCCGCTCGCGGGCCTCGTCCATGTAATTCACGAACTGCAGGACGGCGGTGGACAACTTCGTGATGAACTCCTCGTCACGTTCGAATCGAATCATGACGGGCGGCAGCTCGGGGTTGAACGAGAGCCAATCCCACCACGCGCGGCCCGTGATCCAGAGCGCGCCCTGCACCTGACACCGGAACTTGTCCGCGTCGGCGCCGAGCATGTAGGAGACATGCACCGCAGCGGACGGGCACTTAATTTCGAGCCCGCCTTTGTCGCCGACGAGACGGTCAGGGCTGCACCCGACGTTCCCGCCGTCGTCCATCAGGAAGCCTACACGCTCCGTCGAGGTGTCCTGGTTGAACTCGTAGAACCGCACGGCGTCCCGCTCCATCGCCGTGCCCCGCGTCATGAACTGCGAGTCCCCTTCGTCGAGCGCGTGGCCGAGCATCTCCTCGGCGAGAAGCTCGGCCATGTACCCATCCGCCGCGGCGCTCAACTTGCCCGTACGCGGGGTCAAGATTCTATGGAACTCACTTGCGGTCGGCACTCCGAGCCTTGCGGTGCGCCACGCGTCGCTACCCTGTTCTACATTCAACACGATCACAGGTGCCTCCAAATGCGGCGATTCGCAATTCGGCTAACCATGCTCACGGCGATGGCGTAAAGCGCAGCTATGTCTTTCAGGGGCGTCCCGCTGGCGCGAGCTTCGCGGCCCCTTGCTTGATACCGAATACGCGCCGTTGAAGCAGGGACGCCAACGCTCCGTCATGCCTTCCCCCTCGGCGCGTGCCGCTTCGATTCGAGCGCAGTGCGGGCCGCGCTGAAGTCGGCTTTCCGGATCTCGTCCCACGATTTCACGCCGAGGTAGCCGAGAAAGCGCTCCTCGTTCGCGTTGACCTCCTTCGCGAGCGCCTTCAGTTCGTTGAGCTGCGCAGCCGTGATTGGCTCAGGGTTCGCGCTATCCGTGTCCAGATCGGCAGTCGAGATGCCGAGAACTTGCGTGAGGCTCATGCGCTTGGCGTACGTCAGCGCGGCACCGACCTTCTGTTGAGCGCTCATCGCAGACGCGTTATCGACCGGCAAGGTGAACGCGGCACGCGCAGAGTGTCCGTTGACGTGGCGTAGCGTGCAGACGACAGAGAGGCTGTTCTCCTTCACCTCGCAGTCGCTCCACGAATAAGAGAACCCGCGCGGATGTAGGAACGGGCGCACGGTCTCCGCAATCTGGCTGAGGTCCGCATAGGTGTACGAAAACCTCGTACCCGATTTCGTCACAATCTCAGCATTGCTGTTCTTCGTAATCGGCGGACACTCGTTCTGAAACTCGGCGAGGGACGCGGCGAACTCTGATGCGGCCTGCCGGTCCGAGACGCGTTCGTAGAGCGCCACCATGCGCTCCAGCGTTTCAACCGGGAGGTTCCGCTCCAGCGCCATCTGAAGCATTCCGGCCACGTCGCCCGTGTTCGGAGGGGCGGTGGCGGGGCTGCGCGGCAGCCCCCCGCTGGTGACTTCGAGCGCGCCGGCAGAACCGCCGAACGCTGCGGCAGCCTCCGAATCGAAGTCGTCGTCGTAGTCGGCGCGGGTGGTGTTCGCCATCACTCGCCGCCTTCGTCTTCTGCTTCGTCGCGGTCGGACTCTTCCGGCACGTCCGTCTCGCTCTTTGCCTCGCCGCCGCGCGTGTAATTGACGGTCTCTTTGCCGCGCTTCGCCTCCGCCTTGTACGTCCCGCGCTCGTACTTGAGCACGGTCCCGCCGTCGTCGGTCGCCTCCCGCGCCACGTCCGCCTCGTTGGCGTGAATCGCCTCCTTCAGCTTGAACTCGGCGTTCTTCAGTTCATCCTTGAGCGTTGCCACCATCGTGCGCTTCTCATCCGCTTTGATGATCCAACGCTCGATCGCCGGGATGCGCTTCTGCGGGAACATGTTCTCTTGATTGCGGGCTTTCGTTCGTCTTGCCATTCGTGAATCCTCCGTGCGACGGAGTGTAACACGGCGCGGTACGAGCAGGCAAAGAAAAGCGCGACCGGTGTGCTCACGGTCGCGCAGGGGTCCGAGGCAGGATGCGGGTGCTACGTGGATGCGGCGGGGCGCGAGGGTCGCGCCGTCTTGCGGATGGTGGACACGGCCCGCATGTACTCGGTCGCCTTGGGGCCTCGGCCGATGCTCTCTTTGACGAGTCTCGTGCGCTTGTTCACGGTCTCGAATTCAACCGCGCCGTAGCGTTCCAAGTCGTCGAGCAGTTCGGGGCACTCCTGCCCGAAGCGGTGGCCCTCCTCGGTCATGCGGACGGTGGTCGGCGCGTACCCCCACCACTTGCCGATCACCTTCAGCGCGCGCTCGCGGTAGTCGCTGGCCTTCTCATCGGGATCACGCGTCAGTTCAGCGAAGCGCTTCTCAGGATGCTGGTTGCGCGGCAGGGCGGCAATCATCTTCATGTTGTTGGTCAACTGCTTGACCAATGTCAACGTCTTGACCTTCTCGGGTTCGGTGCTCATGACTGACAGGGTACTACGGTACGTGACACTGCGCAACCGTGCGTCACACGGGCAGGTCCGGATGGTCCATGATGCAGTCGGTGGCCACGGCGCACGCCACCCCATGCGGGCAGACAAATTCGTGATCCGTCTCGCTGAAGAGTTGGTGAACGACCGCGGCGGAATTCTCACCGCAGGTGTGGCAGGTCAGAGCCTCTGCGCGCCCTTCGATGAAGTTGTCGAGCATGCGCCCACGTTCCGCACTGAGTGCGCGCGCAAGGTGCGAAGTGGCGAGGAGGGAGAGGCGGTCGCGTTCGAACGGCGGGAGCAGTTGCCACTTCACCGGGTTGCGTACGGCCGGCCGGTAGCGCGCGAACATGCCGTGACGCAATGGATGCGGTGGTGATGGCGAGCGGTTGGGGTTGGGCGCGATCTCCGCATCGCGCTCCACCACTTCGCGGGCAACGTTCGACCCGTGCGCGGACAACATGGAGACGAGGATGCCGCGCAACGCCCGCTCCTCCGCCGCCTCACGGATGCCCTGCTCGACTTCGGCGAGGTTTACGATGCGGTAGATCATGCATCCTCCTCTGCGGTCGCGAGCGTGACGGCCTGAAGGAAAGTGTACGCCGTTTCGGAATAGCCCTTCCGCTCCACTTCGTACGTCGCTGCGGCCAGAGACACGCCGCCGCAGCACCGCCAGCCGTCTGCGAGATGCGCGTTCACATCCTCTTCAAGTTCGGCCATGTTGTCTGCCGACAGGATGCGATATGTGCGGTTGATCTTCCGAGGGGCGCTCACCGCTTCACCCGCCACCGATCCGGCGCACTCGCCAACTGCTCAGCGAGTCCGAGTCCCTTCAGCTTCAGGAGGTTGGTCAGGACGTGCGCTTCCGTGATGGACGCAGCGAGGGCCACGTTGCCACGGACGAGGGATGAACGGATTGCCGCAGCCGTGAATCCGCCCTTCACGAAGATCCCGCGTGCATCCTTCAGCGTGAGATAGATCGCATGCGGGAGCGGTTCAAGATCGGCATGCTTCGGCCGGGGCCGGAAGCAGAAATCCCGAAGGACAGGAAGCGCTTGTCTTTTCATGTGACGTAGTGTAGCATGGGTCCATGGAAATGCAAACACCGGTGGTGGTCGCCGTGGAGGTCCTGACCGGCGCATACGATCTGGACCCGCTCCAGCAGATGGCGCTGAACGTCTACCTCGTGCAGCATAGCGAGCACCTGGCCATGGTCTCGCGTGAGTGTCGCCGCGACGGACGGACGCACGATCTGAAGTGCCGGAGATGCCCCGGCCAGACGTTCACATTCACGACGGAACCGGAGGCGAAATCATGAAGGACATCAACGACGAAGAAGCATCGGCGGCGCTCCGGCGGTTCGCGATAGCCATCTACTTGATGAGCTACGCCGCGGGCGGATACATCATCTGGACGGTGTGCCGATGAAGAGCCGATTTCAGGAACTCGACGAAGCGCGACAGGGCGAACCTACTCGGGAGGAACAGGAAACGATGGACCGCGCACGTTCGCGCGGGTCGGACTACGACGCGGATGCAGAGGATGCGGGGGCGGAACGGTGACGCCGAAGGATCGCATGCGCTTTCGCCATGTCGCGCAACGAAAACCTATCGAGGGCAAACAGGTGCTGGTGTTCCGCAGCCCACGCGTGGGCTTCATCGCGGCGCACCGTATCGGAGACATGTGGAACGACGGCACCGGCAACGTTGCTCACATCAATGCGTGGCCATGGTGGATGAGCCTCACGCCTGTTCGCCGCGCATTCCGGTCAGCCGTATATGAGGCGACGAAAGCATGAAACCGAAATCCGGATTCATCGCAGACGGTCTGGCGCACGCCGTCAAGGTGGAAAGTCTTTGGTTGCTCGGGTACTGCGGGAAGCAAACGCGCCGGCAAGGGGCCGAGCGTCTGCCCGTGTTCCGCGTGACCGGTCAGCACCCGTTGTGCGGGGCGTGTGTGTGCGAGATCGAGAGTGAGCACGGAAGGAGGGATGCGCGATGAGCAGCGTGAACCTGAAGGCATCGTGGAGTTTTGATCTGGATCCCGCGGACACGCGCCTTGTTCTGCGCGCGCTCGGTGGGCGACTCGGTAGCGCCGAGGTAGTGGACGCGAAGGAACTCGGTGACCGGCTCACGCGCCAACGCGCCGCCGCAGCGAAGGCGCTGTACGACCAGATGGCACAGCACGAGGAACACATCACGGGTGAGTCGTGAAGGGACAAAAGGTGAGCCTCGCCGACATGTTCCCGAACCTGCTGCGGGATGGGTCCGCGGTAGACCTCACTCACGCATTCGTCGGGTACGAATTGGAATGCTCGGCGTGCGGCGTGTACGACTACGCGCGGACGTTGACCATCGTGGAACAGCGGGAGCGGGAGCACGTCGCGATGCACGCCCGCCCCGCCGAACCTAATCGATCGTCTCGATGACGTGCCACGGCGCCGGCAGCGCACCGATCCCCACCCCACCCTGACGCACGATCCAGCGCTGATCCGTGCCGTGCTGCGCGATGGTGTCCCCGGTCTTCAGGAGCGAGCGGTCCGGCTCCGTGTCCATCACCTTCTCATACCGGAAGCCGGTGGCGGAAGCCGGCGCGGAAGTCGGGTCCCCCTCCAGCGGCGGCACCGTCCCGTGCACTTCCTTGATGCCCTGCACGAACATGGAGATGATCTGCAGCGAGCCGTCGCGCAGCGTCTTCGCGAAGTCCTCGCCGATCAGCCCCACCGACACGCAGAGGTCGACCAGCATCGAGAATTGAGACTGGACCCATGCCGCCTTGTCGGCGCCGGTTGCCGCGTCCCGGAACTTCTGCTGAGCCTCCCGGATGAAGCGCACGAGCGCGACCAGGAGGGGAAGGAACTTCAAATACTGCCCGTACTTGAGGATGAGAGCGAAAGCGTTTCCCATGTGTGCGACTCCTTTTCGTGGGGATATCGTACTCTCTCTCGATGAAGGTGCTGGCAGTCGTTCTGCTCACGGTCGGCACGGCGGCGCCGCTGCTCGTGGCGCAGGGCGTGGCGCCGGCCAGCGGCGTCGGCGGCATCACCCCCGGCGCGATGATCGGGCTGGCGGCTACGTGGCTAGGGATCGGAATCGGCTACCTGAACCTGCGCCGAACGATCCGGCGCGACGCCGAAGAGCAGATGAACGCGGTTGCAACCAAGGTGGCGCACAACGTTGTCACTGCGCGGGCGATGTCGTTCATGGACAAGGGGCGCCAAGAAGAGATCAACGCGAAGAACGACGAACGGTACGAGCTGCTGCTGGCAATGCAGGAGCGGCGACGCGGCGGCGGTGCCGGCTAGCGGCCTTGGTACGGCGGCATGGTCGGCTTCGTCCCGGTCCCGCCGATGGCCGTGTGATTGGTGCGGCTGAAGTAGAACCCGATGATGAGGAAGAAGGCGGAACTCAGGATGACCGGGTACTCGTCGATGCTCCACGAACGGCGAACCGCCACCGCCATCGTGGAGACAGTGACGATGATGGCGATGATGGCCTGCGTGATTTCCCAAATCAGATTTACGCGCCGCTGACCTTTCGTCGTGAGATCCTGCTGCGTTGTCGTGGTCGGGGCGATGGCCCGCTCGGGGCCAGTCTCAGCACCCGCGGCTGGAGGGTCGGGCGTTTCGCGGCGGTCGGGCATGCCCCTACGGCTTCCGCCTGATCCCCTGGACCCCATCCACGATCCACGCGCCGCTGTACTCCCCACCGATCAGCCGCGTGGAGAACAGGCGGTCCTCCTCGGCCCACGTCAGGAGGCGGGAGCGCCACGTGTCGCGGGCGAGCGCCTGCTCCTGCGCGATGGAGTTCGCCAGGGCGCGGATTTCAGCGGCGCGGTGGCAGTTCAGCTCGGACCACGCGTGCGCTTCGTCCTGCTGCTCCTCGCCGATCGCGTCGGTGGTGATGCCGTAGAGGATGGCGGCCGCACCCCACGCCGCGATGTGCGCGAGGTAGCGGGCGGGCGCGTAGAGCGCATGGCCAGCGCCGACCGTGTCGGCTAGGAGGTTGGCCGATGCGGCCATGACTCCGGGGTTATCAAGAAGGATCTTGCAGGGCGGGCAAATGGGACACCTCCTCAGTTTCCGCGGGCTTCGACTCGCGCCAGCCCGCGCTCAAGCGTGATGATACGCGCTTCATGCATCCGGTTCGCTTCTTTCAAGTCCTGCACCTCGCGGCCACGCGCCTGCACCTCGGCCTGCAGCGTTCGCGTCTCGACGGTGTTGGCCTGAACGGAAGACACGAGCGGCGCAACCTGCGCCTCCAGCCGCGCCGCCTTCTCGTTCAGGTTCGCGGCAGCCGATTCGAGCGCCGTAGTCCGCGTCTGCGACACCATCCACGAAACGAGCAAGCCGGTCGTGACGGAGATGACCAGCGCCATGATCTGCAGAACGAAGCGCGGGTCTGAGAACGCGCCCGGCTTGCGGTCAGAGTCGCGTCGGCCCAGCGTATCTACGTCGCGGCGTTCATCCATGGCGTCAGGCTCGGCGAGTCCGTGTGCGAAGTCGAGTGCGGTCATGCGAAACGGGCGTTGCATGTGCCATTCCGGACTCACGGTAACACCTCAGAAATCATTCCGTCTATGCGGCTTGCGGCGCGACGTTAGACCAACGCATTGAGGTGCGCAGGTGGCTCCTGCAAACATTCCATCACGCCGCACGTGTCGCACCTCCGACCATGGACGGGGTTGTTTTCATACGATTCGGTATCCCGCCTGTGCAGAGTCACGCCACAGCGCACCCATCCGCCAGAATTCTCATGCCCGAGTCTGGCGCATAACTTAGCCACGGTTTTCTCAAGATCGTCAACGCGTTCACTCAAGCTCTCAACGACACCGCTCATGCCATCCTCCAGTGTGCGACTGCTATGCAACGCAGTGTATCACACTACGTGTATCGCCGGAACCTCAACGCCACCCGAATCTCCTGCGCGGGTTCCGTCGCGGGCGCCGCAACGGTGTCCAGCACGTCGAGCACGAACCGAGTACCACGCGCGAACCGCCGCGTCTGATGGTCCGCGCTCGTGACGCGGAGGGATGCTGCGTCCCATGCGAGGGCGGGCCGTTGCGCATCGTCCGTGTAGATCGAGGCGCCCGCGCTGTCCACGGCCACGCCCGGCGCGATGGCCCGCACGTCGACGCGCAGCGTCCCTGCCGTCCACGTCGCGTCCAGCGCCGACAGGTCGAGCGCCACGTCTTCGAGTTCGCCCTCCTCGTCCAGAACGTCCCACGCGATCAGCTCGGACGGCTCGTCGAGTTCGGAGATGACGCCCACGTAGGCGAGACGCATGGTCCAGTAGGTCACAGCACGATGCACGAGTGGACGCGTGTCTTCGACGGAAAGTACGTTCGCCCCGTCCGTCGTCGCGCGAGCCAGCAGCGCCGCGCCGGGCGTCGGCAACACGTCCGTCACGGTGGCGCTCTTTCCGCCCGTGGGCAGCAACCAAATCCGATTCACGCTCGCCGCGGTGAGCGCGACGGAGGTCGCGTGCGATGCGCGCGGCCGGATGCTCGAATCGGAGATCGCATCACCAGGGGAAACGATCGCCGTCAACCCCGCGCCAGCGCGCACGGACAGCTCCGCGTACGTGACTTCGGATTGATCGACCGACGACGGGGCGACAGTGACCGCGATCCCGTCCGCTGATTCGACGGTGAGCCGAGACACGAGCACGTTGCCGGCTGGCACGGCGGGGAACAGTACGGCCTCCGTCTTCGGTCCCTTCGTCACCGTGAGCACGCCTGCGGACGTGCGCGAAAGGGTGACGTTGTACGCCTCGTCGGCGCCGAGGTTGACGGCCGCACCATCGGCAAGGGTGAAGGTCACATCCTCTGCCGCAAACGCGCGCTCCGTCCCGTCGTGCACCATCAACCCGCCGGTCACGGCGACGGTTTCCGAGTCGTCGGCAGTGACCACGGACCCGCGCAGGATGGCGCGCAGACCAGCCACGCGATCAGCGGGAACGACGCCGCTGCCGCTGGCGAGTCCGACCAGTGCGGCGAGCGGGGAGGAAGCCTGATTGCCGACGACCTGCGGCCTGATCCGCGTCGCGTTCGCGGTCTGGCCTGCGGGCGCAATGACCTGAAACTCGATGCGGACGCCGGTCTGCGGGGCAAGGTCTGGCAGCGGGAACTCGGAGTTGGTTCCGACCGGCAGCGTGTCCGTCGCACCTTCCGTTGAGGCACCCGCCGCCGTCAGGGTGTGCGTAATTCGAACGCGCGACCATAGCTCTTCGGTGATCGGCTCACCGTCCGAAACATACGGGCCGTAGATCGGCGTGCCCGTAACCGGCGCGTATCCGATGATCGAAGACGTGAGGACTTTCAGCCACTGATTCACGGACGTGGTCGTGTCCACGAACGCATCCAATTTATCGTTCCAGATTTCGAGAGTGGTTATCGCGCTCTCTTCTCCGCCGCTGATGGCGATGAAGATCGGATCGGGAACGGCGCCGATGGTGGTGAGCAGTTGCAGGTGCGGCGGCATGGACGTATCTTCGCACGGAACGTTGTGATACAATGCGTTGCATTGACTACCACGAACGATGACCTCCCTCACCCGAGTTACTGTGGTTGCCCCGAATGCAACGCCGCGAATGACGCATGGATGGCCGTGCAGAAGGGTGACGGGAGCCTGCATCCGGCGCGTTCCATCGTCGGCTTCACCGTCGCGTCACGCGAGATGCAGGCGGAACTGGTTCGCGCCCGCGCCATCCTCGGTCCCGACTGCCCGAAGTGCGGGCACTACCTGCGGCAGCAGCACATCATGCCCAAGCAAGGCTCAATGCATGACCTGTACGTGTCCTGCATTGAATGCCCTATTCCGAACCCGGATCGCGCCAGCAACTTGGCCCATTGCTTCACGCGATACGAGATGGCGATGCTCCACCCCGAGATCGCGAAGGAACTGGGGATCGCATGACGGACAAGCGACAACTTCAGGTAGTTCTGAGTGGAGCGGGTGACAGCTTCAAGTTCACCATCGTCTGGCGTGATGAAAACCACGGGCTCCATCACGTGGACATCGACGCGGAGTTGATGAATCAGGATGTGCCACGGTTGCTCGGCGTCCGGGTAAGCGGCAGGCCGGTGTTGCTCATGAGTTCAGACACCGTGTTCCATGCGGCGGCGCCGCTGGATGTTCCGAAGGGTGCGGAGATCGTATGAGCGAACTTGAAAAGGAAGTGGAGTTGCTGCACGAACTGCGGAAAGAGATCGAGGACACGACCAGCGCGATCAACGTGGCGGTGTCTCGGCTGAAGCAGGCGACATACGAGCCGGACGCGTTGCGCCTGCATCTCGACAACCTCACGCCAGCATCACAACCCCCACCGCAGCCGGAGCCGTGATCGAAGTCACTGCCAGCGTAGAGCGGTTGACGATCTGCACCACGTCCTCATTCTCGCTCACGACGTAGGCCACCTCGGCATTCGCGGCGACTCCACCGGCTTGCGTGATGGCCGGCAGCGCCGCCGACTGGACCGCGAACGTCTCCGCGTTGACAAGGTGCAGCGTCGCGCCGGGTTCGTCGTTCTCTGTAACGAGGAGATGCGGATTGGCGAATGAGCCGTACCACGCATCTATCGCGAGGGCCGCGCTCGCTTCGAAGTCCAGCGACGGGCGGTCGTACCTATAGGCGGAGTAGCCCGCGACCGCACCGCCGACGAAAACGATGTCAGTCGCCGTCACGCCGACCGGGTCCGCCAACACCTCCGCTGCAACTCCCGCGAAGGTCGCGGACTCGGTCACCGTGTTGAGCGCGAAAGGAACGGCCACGTTTGGCGCAACCTGAACATCCGTGATGACCCCGAAGATGTCGGCCCCGATCGCAGACACCACGTAGCGATATCCGGAATCTGCTGAGCCGAGCAGGACGTATGTTGTCGAACTGTCGGACGGATCGAAGCGAATGAGTCGGCGCGGGCGCGTATCGGGGTAGACCGCATCGGCCTCGCCGTAGTACAGGACGCCCGCCACGACTGCGGCGCAATTCAGGAAATTCGGCTCCTCCGCGAGCACGAACGTCTCCGACACTCCCGACACGATGCCGATGCGCAGAAGGTGCGTAGTGGTGAACGCGTACACGTACGTCGCGTCCGCGAGCAGGGGCCGGTAGTCGGGCACGCCCCCCGGATTCGCCCACGTCCCGATGATCGCCCCGGTCGCCTTGTTCACGCTCAGCAGTTCCGAACCGTCCGCGCGCCAGTACCAGAGCGCGGTGACGCGGCGGGATGCGACGATGCGGATGGCGTTACTCGCAACCGCACCGTTCACAGTGACGCCGAACTCCCCGAGCGCGGACGCCGCATCCGCCGAGATCGTCATCACAACCTGCGTGGGCGTCACCTCCGGCTCGTCCGCGTCCGTCACGGTCGGGTCATCCGCTTCCCCGCGCGCGAAGTATTCGGCAGCCGAAGTGAACCCGCCGCCGGTGATGACCTGCTCACCCGACGCCCCGCCCGCTGTAAGAATGAGCGGGTCCGGATCCACGCTCGTGATGAACGCGCGCCCGACCTCGTTCCGGTCAACGCTCGGAGTTGTGCCGCTCAGCCCGCGCTCTTCTTTCGGCGCCCGTCCGGTGATGACATCCTGCGCGCCGATCACGTTTCGCCCCGCGCTCACCCGGTCAATGCGCACGCGGGAACCGATCGCGTATTCATCGTTCGTGTTCGGCGTGGCGTAGCGACTGGCGCCCGAGGCGATGTCCTCGTACACGTACACGCCGTTCGACTGCCGTTCGATGATCCGGCCCGTGATGGTGTCGGCGGTGCGGCGGGCATGATGGTCGAGGTAATCGCGGGTGGCGTTTGGCACGGGAGTATCTTCGCATGGGTGGATGTGTTACAATACGTCGCATGCAAGTAGACATGGCCAAACTGCAGAAGCATGCGACGCTGATCCGTCGCTACCGCAGCACGATGCAGGTTACGCCGACGACGGAATGGCTAGCTGAATACGCGTGGGGACCTTTCTCCGAGTTGGCGTACGGGTCGACTGCGGAGTCCGCAACCGCGAACAGTCTTCGGCGCCTTCACGATCAAATCTCCAGAGTCGCGGGGAAGCTGGAGAACATCGTCGCGGATCGTCACCCCAACTCCGGCGAGTAATACTCCGCCGTGATCTCCTGCTGAAACGTGGCCGCGTGCCGTTCGATGTCCGTGACGTAGAAGTGCAGCCCGTGGATCGAAGTCCCCGGCAGGTTCACGCGCACCATCCGGAACTTGTGGACGATGGACTCAATGGGCGTGGAGCAGGTCAGGACGCGAGCAGATGCGCGACGGGCAAGGATGCGGGCGAATGCGGCGGCTTGCTCTCGCGTCTCGATGAACTCATTGTGCTCCACGCGCTCGATCTCTTGGCCCGACAGGGCTACGCGCTCCGAGTCGACGACGTACTCCCGAATCTCCTGCGTCGTCACCTCGGGATCAGCGCGCTCGGGGCGGGGCGGGGCGCCAACGAGGGTCTGCGTCTTGGTCCGCGCGGGTTCATTGCTCCCCGTTGTCCGCTCCGTCATCTCGTACTTGTCTTCGTTGATGACGCGGTAACGGCGGATGGTTGTGCGCAGCCCGCCCCACTGATCCGCAAGCGCGTCGTTCGCCTCCTGCGCGCGCGAGGCGTACGTGAAGGAGTCGAACCCGTACCCGTGCGCGCCGTCCGCCTTTCGCCGCGGCTGGCCGATGTCGTAGAAGTGCTCAGTGACCGTCTCGCTTTTGATCGTGCCGTCCGCGTTCAGTTCGTACGTCGTCTCGATCAGTTCGTCTGGGCGCCGGTACAGCGAGGACGCGGCGAGCCCGCCCTCCATCCGGTTGCCGCTGTCGCCTTCGAGCAGGCCCATGACTTCGCGCCCGCCGAGGACTCCTTCCCCTTCGTCGGTGAGGTAGGTCTGGCCTGCGGAAAGCTCGTTCTCGCCGTCGACCACGATCCAGATAGCTTTGCGCTGGAACCGGAAGCTGTACTTCTCTTCGCGGACGGCAATCACGTTGTAGTCGTCGTCGACGGCCTTCCGGACAACCGTCTTGCTCAGGCGTCGGTACTGCTCGACGGAATCGCCGCGGGTGGAACCGTCCGGATAGGTGAACGTGGTGAAGTTGCTCGGGACGATCTCGTAGCCGGGCGGGTCTTCGGATGGGAGGAACATCTCGGGCGCGGCCTTCACAGCGTACCATCCGTACTCCTCCTGCTCGGTGAGGATGTCCAGCGTGCCAAGGTACGTTGTGCGCGTGATGACCTCGGAGATTGTGCGCACCGTCGTCTGCCATGTGCCGGTGGCGCTCACGGGCGCGTAGGGACCGATGGTGACGACGGACGTTTCCACGGTCCGCAACCCGCCAATGTCCTCCTGCACGTAGGAACTCGTCACGACGCCGATCACGTTGGGGGCGAGCACGTCGGGGCTGGTGATGGTGGGCGCGGGTGCGGCTGGCGGCGCGAGGATGTTCCCCGCGTTCAGTTCCATGACGGGCGGCAGCGAGGACGAATACCGCCGTGCGCAGAAGAGTCCATTTTCGAATCCGACTTCCGCGCCGAGGATGCCCCACATGTCGCGGATGAAATCGACCACGGGCTGATCACCGGGGGCCAGAGGCTTGTTCACGATTCCGCCGTCGCCTCCAAGGTCGATGTAGCCGGTCGGGATGGCGACGAGCGCGAGGAGTTCCATGCCGAGCGACAGGCGCGATCGTCCGCTGTTCGCCGGAAGCATCCAAGTCTTCGCCCGCTTCTCGGCGTGGAGTGCAGCGGCGTCGAGGCACGTCACGTTCGCGGCAGGCGGCTGCGCGTCGTACGTGTGCGCGGCCACGTAGCCATCGAATACTTGCTTGCGGAACTCGGTCGCACCGTGCCCGATCACGAAGGTGACGACGACATGCGCGTTGCTGCTGAGGATGCGGCGGGCAAACGGAGACCACCGCTCGCCGATGAGCTGGAACTGCAGCCGGTCCCCGTAGCTGTCCCGCGATTCGGTGATGGTCAACACATTGCCTATCTCGCGATCAGGAACGGGCACGCCGTTGATGGTGATGCCGACGCCGAGAGGTTGGTATCGCTGGGCGAAGGCGACGGACGCGCGGTCATCAACGTCGAGGACAAACCAGAAGGTACCCGCGTCCGTGACCTCCACATGACCGAGCACGGACGGGGAGTCGTCTGCCGTCACGGTGAGGTTGCCGGAGAGTTCGGCGAGGATCGTCACGGGAGTATCTTCGCATGATGGCGTGTGTTACAATGCGTCGCATGCGAATCTACGTAGCTTCTTCGTGGCGGAACCCTTGGCAGATCGGCGTGGTGGAACTCCTGCGCGAGTTAGGTCACGACGTATACGACTTTCGCGAACCGGAGCCGGGCGTGCGCGGCTTCGCGTGGTCTGACGTGGACCCGCAGTGGCAGGCGTGGCGCCCTGACGCGTACCGTACCGCGCTTCGGCATGATGTGGCCGAGGAAGGATTCCGACGAGACATGGACGCCCTGCGCGCTGCGGATGTGTGCCTGCTCGTCCTTCCGTGCGGAAGTTCCGCGCACCTTGAGTTGGGGTGGAGTGTCGGCGCTGGTAAGCGGACTGCTGTGCTATTTCCTCACGGCGTTCCGCTTCCTGATGCTGATGATGCCGTGCGTCTGTTCGGTCACACCCTCTATCGCCACAGACCTTGCGGCGCGTGCGGTGATCTCGACGGGTGCCACGTTCCAGCGCGCCTTGATCGCGTAGAACCGGAGTTGATGGCGAAGTGCGCTGACGAGATCCTCGTGAACGCTGACGAGTTGCGAGGGTGGGCATCGACCCTCATCGCGGGGTATCACACCTCCACGAACACGTAAGCGTGACTCTCAGACTGCCCGCGCATCACGAGCCCCGGCGCGCGCAAACTAACCTCGTGAGTCCAGCATCCCCACAGCATCAACTCGTCCCCGGTCTGAAGGGTGCCGCCGACGCGGATGCCCACGTAGCCCGCTGCCTCGCCTGACACGTCGGCCTCTCGCGCGACCACCACGCCGCCCTCCCCCGGATCGGCGAGCGTCGGTCCCTCGGCGTACGTCACTGCCAGCGCCGCCCCGTTCAACGTCGCGTCAATGGGAAAGTGCTCGGTGTTCACGACCGTTGCGCCAGCATCCCCGCCGATCAGCAGGCCGTCGTACAGGTGAGCGGCCGGACGCCTCGGCAGGTAGTGCCGCGAGATGCCCGCCTGACACTGCCAGATGACCGGGACCATGCGCCAGACGGTGAGGAGATGCGTGCCGCCGCGCACGCGGATGGTCTCCATGATGATCCGGTCTGGCCCTCTGATCTGGTCGTACGCGAACGTGAACGGGTAGCGGTCGGTGTGCGAGGGCGCGCCGTAGAACGAGGGCCGGCGCTGGTGCTCAGACGCCCGCCCGTTCAGCCGGTCGAGATAGTCGCTCACCGGTTCGGGCGGGGAGTCGAGATCAGCGGGGAGTACGGACAGTTCCACCCCGTCGAGGAGAATGGGTCGGTCGGTTCCGGGGTCGCCCTGTTCGATGAGGCGCGGCATGGGGCTATCATCGCACGACGCAACGTGATACAATGCGTCGCATGCAGAGCAGGTTGGCGATCGTTCCGTGCACAGTGAAGGCAGCGCGCAAGTTCGTGTCGGAATGGCATCGCAAGTTGCCCTACATTCAAGGCGGGCTATTCGCTGCGGCAGTCGCCGACGAAGCGGGCGCCGTGCGCGGTGTTGCTGTGGCCGGGAACCCCGCGCAGGAATGGCAGGGGACTGGGCGCATTGTGATTTCACGCGTAGCGTCTGACGGGTGTGAGAATGCCTGTTCCGCGCTGTACGGAGCGATGTGCCGTGCTGCTAAAGCGCTCGGCTATCGTGAGGCGTGGACGTACACGACATGGGGATGACGGACGGCGGTGAGCATAGCCGCAAGAGTCGCCCACGGAAGCCCGCAGTGAACGCGGCGCCGAAACGGCGATGGGTGCGCCGACTCACCTGAGCCCGCCCGACTGCAACAGGATAGACAGCGACGACTCCCCACCGCACGACTTCTGTTGAGGCTTTCCGAGCGTGCCGGATGTGGAAGTCTTCACGTTCTTGAGCGTTTGCTTCTGCGCTTCCTTCGTGCGCTTCATCATCTCGCGCGCAAGGTCCTCAAGCCGTCCGAACCGAGTGCCGAAAAAGCGCTCAAAGATGTTGGCGAGGTTTTCGAGCCCGCCCGCTGAAGTTGGACGGTGCCGTGTCGGATCGCGAAACGCGCGCTCGTTCTGCTCCAACCCCTTGATGTAGTCCAGCATCCATTGCACGGCCGCTGCGTACGTGACGGAGCCGGTTTTCTGTCCGCTCGGGTCAAATGTCTCGTTGGCCAGAACGTCACCCCTGAACGAGAGCAGTTCGTCGAGCAGGGAGCGGGTGTTCACGAGATGCGTTGTCAGGTTGCGGCGGTCCCGTGTTTCCTCCTCAGCATCAGCATCGGCTCCAGCCTCGGTTGTGCGCCCGCCCGAAATCGTCTGACCGGCACGCAAGCCGAGGAGGCGGAGCACGGATTTCTCCGTTTCGTCGATCGCCTTGCGAATCCCGTCCACCGCGTCAGAGTCGGGGATGGAGTCGACGACGCGGACAGTGCGTTCAACTTCGGCCGTCGCCGCATTCGCGTTCTGCGCGAGGAGCTTCAGGGCGCCAGAGAGGGAGAGGATGCCGCTTGCCATGCCGTCAATCGTACGCCATAGCGCTATTTCGGTCCGCTGCCCTTGACTGTGTTGCCGTGGCTCACCTGGTCGGCCGTTGGCTCGGCCCCTGCGGCTTTCGCGGCTTCTTCATTCAGGCGTTTGATGGAAGCGGTGGCGCGATCCATGGCCGCTTCAATGTCAGCCGCGTTGCCCACAAGTCCGCCGGCTGTCGTGCTGAAAAGCGCCTGATTCTCCCGCAGCCCGTCGAGCGCCTTGCCGAGACTCACAGCCGTGGTCTGCACCTTGAGCTTGGCGTTCGTGACCTTGTCTGCATCAGCGGCGAGATTTGTCCAGACCGTACGACCATTCTCCACCACGGCGTGCATCTCGCCCGTCGCCGTCTTCACGGTGTTGATGGATTCGGTCTGCTTCCGGTACGCGTCGATTACCTTCTGGCCTTCCTCGGCGTCG